TTACACAGACGTACGTTTGTGATGGAGGTAGATAAATGAATGTACTATCATTATTCGATGGTATAAGCGGAGCGAGACAGGCGCTCCATAATTTAGGAATCGAAGATATAACTTACATGGCTAGTGAAATTGATGAGTCGGCGGTAGCCCGTGTACAGATTTAAGTATAGCCAAGCGAAATCGAGAAGGATTAGCTGGATCGGAGAGTAGTTTATTCTATTCATATGTCGATATAAAAGAAGCGGTTAATCCGAAATATTTTTTACTTGAAAATGTAGCAAGCATGAGCGCAGCTAATCGAGATGCAATTAGCGAAGTGCTTGGTGTAGAGCCAGTGCTTATTAATTCCAAACATTTTACAGCGCAGCTACGTTCAAGATATTACTGGACAAACTTAACAGTTGATATGGAGTTTCCTGAAACATCGCCGGCGCTCAATGATATCTTAGAGAGCGGATGGTCTGAAAGACAGAAGTCATATTGCGTGACAGCGACATATTCTAGAGCATGCACACAGGATTATTTCAATCATACACAGCGCCAAATGGTTTGGAAATCTATTCCGCCAACAGCTGTATGTGAATATAAAGGACAAGATGACTTTTATCAAATAGCTAAACCATATATGCGTAAATTATTACCCATAGAGTGTGAGAGGTTACAAGGACTCCAAGATGAATACACAAAGTGTGATGGCGTTCCAAATGGGCAAAGATATAAAGCTATTGGTAACGGATTCACTGTTCCAGTAATTAGTTGGATTTTAAAAGACCTGAGGAATGAGTATGCTTGATAAGCAACTACTAAAGGAATATTTGATTGACGTAATAGACGAATACAATGGATATCACTCAAGAGGGAGTGAAATGGTAGCGAGAGAGTTTAGAATTCTAGTTAAGGCAATTGAGCGAGGAGAGTTTAGTGTACACGAAAACTTTGCACCGCTATTAAAAGTTTTAGCAGATGATGAGTCGACGCTATCAAAAGAGGGAATACGTGGTATGTTATTGGACGCAATGCATGGTAAGGAGGGTCGCACATAAGAATAGCGGCGACCCAATTCTCTTTAGACCATAATGCATTAGAGATATATATTTCAGGATGTGATGGCGCTTGCGGAAGTAAATGCCATAATAAAGAACTATGGAACTTCAATATTGGCAAAAAATTAGATGATTTCATGCCTGAATTAAAAACGAAGCTAGCACCGCCAACGGGAGACATTATTAAACAAGTGTGGATATTAGGCGGCGAACCTCTATTGCAGAACACAAATCTTTTACTTATACTGCTAGAAGAAATAAAGTATGAGTCCAACAAAGAAATCGTATTATTTACTAGACTGGAATTCGATGAGATTCCGGAAGACATTGTTGAAACATGCGACTATATTAAATGCGGCAAGTATGATGAGAGATACTTAATCGATGATTATGAATCATTTGGTATTAAGCTAGCAACATCAAATCAATATGTAATTAAAGTGAGTGAATTAGAATGGTAGAGAAGTCAGTTAATTTAGATGCTATAAATGTTGTATTAGTCGAAGAGTATGGAAATTCTCTTGGACTTGAATTTGATACCGCACTAAACGATATCATCAAGTCATTTATGGTAGACGATTTTAAATCAAAAAATTGTTCAGCGCCGGTAAATAGACAAGCATTGGATTATCCTCCAACTATTACAGGTGTCTGGTACTCAAAGGGATCAGTATGATAGCAGAAATTAATATACACGCAAAGCAAGGACTTGGAATGATTTTAGCACAGGACGATGAAGCAATCTTTATTCCTGAGAAAGCTATTCCAAAAGTCGCGCAGATAATTAACTTAGCTCAAGATGGACTTGAGTTTACAGCAGATGTAGAATACCTGCAATTAATTAACGACAATGACGGTCTTGCTATATTTGACGGCAAGGAAGCAATTTATTGCCAGAACCATAAACTAGGAAGATTCTATAAGGCGGTGGTCGCATAACTGCGATCATAGCCTTTATAGGCTTAGAAAGAGCTGGAAAATCTACTACTGCAAAGTATCTTGCACGAGAACTTCGTAAGCAAGGTAAACGTGTTGAAATTAAACACTTAGCTGAACCGCTTAAATCAATAGCTAAAGAACATTTCGATTTAACTAAAAACTCAGACCGCATATCATTAGAAAATCTTGCGGAAGACATGAAGTATTACTTCGGTGCAGATATATTCGTTAATGCATTATTAGATACTAGAGATAGAGATGCAGATTATATCTTAGTTCCAGATGTAAGATTCATAGAGGAAATACAAACATTCAGAGATTGCGACTTTCCATATTATGTGATTCAGATAGGTGAATCTGCTCACGATAGTAAAATGAAAGATGCAATAAGATTAAAGAAACTGTTAAATAACCTAGACGGGATACATTACTCAATAGAACCAAGAGGTTTAGATTTCTTACCATATGAAATCGAATGTATCATAAAGTTCGTATTAGGTGACGACGATGGCAAAGTGCAAGAATAAGAAGCAAGCAGTAGAAGACCCGGGCTTAAAGTTTGAAGAAGAGTTATGCAAGGCTATTAACAAATGGCTGCGCGTAAATAATAGGTTGGGCAAGTGTTATAGATTACATTCGGATGACCAGATCATTGATATGCTCATTGATGGAGCTGATACTGGGTATGTCGGAATAGAATGTAAGTCTATATTCGAAGACGCGCTCAAGAATGATAAAATTTATTTGGATAGACTGAACCGAAAGGGCGGCGGTGATAATCCATCGCAAGTGTTTAAACATCATAGATTCCTTAGAGATACAAATAGATTAGGTATTCTCGCAATTGAGTTTAGATGTAGCCACGCAATCTATCTTGTACCGCATCAATTCTTTTATGATGTAATTACAGCCGGGCTAGAATATATAACTGTTAATGATGTAGTCAAGAACGGATATAGAATAGGTTCACCGGGCGACTTATGTTTATTTATGCGTAATAAGTGCGGGGTTGTAAATTAAATATTTGAGGAATAGCTATGGGTAAACAAAAATTATCAAATGAGTTCTTATTATCGGAATTAATCAGAGCAAATACTATATTAGGTAGAAATCCAAAGCCAACTGATTTATTGCCAAAATACGGATTTCCACATTATTCATTATATAATAAACGATTTCATAAACCATTATATATGATATTAACTGATATTGGAATATATGATGGTATAGATTATAAATATTGGAACAATATAGATACGAAAATGAAAGCGTATTATTTTGGATTTCTATTAGGCGATGGATGGATAAGTAATAATTATATCTGTATTCAGCTATCAGAAATCGATAAGCAATGGTTATTAAATTATAAACAGAATTTAAATATTAAAACTAATTTAATTAAATGTTATGATAAAAATAATCATTTAGCTTATAGAATATCTCAAGGTTCGCAAGAATGGGCCAATGCATTAATTAATTTAGGATTTAATACTGATAAAACCTATAGCGCGTTTATTCCATTAGATAAACTAGACTTGAATTTAATCAAGTATATATTATTAGGGTTATTTGATGCGGATGGATGTATATTTCTATTAAAATATGGGGCATTAAAATTTCATTTATCTGGAACAAAACTTATATGTAACCAAGTAAAGTCTTTATTAAACCATATATTAAATTTAGAATCTGGTTCTATAGGAATAGGTAATGGAAATATATATCAATTACAATACGCTGCTAAAAAAGATACTGATAAAATTTTCGAATATTTATATTCAGATTCAGAAGTATTTGATTATTGCTTAAAAAGAAAGTTACAAATTTGGGAGGATTATAATGTATGATGATAGATTACTAGTACAAATAATTAATCATATTACAAATAATACATATCCTCGCGGATTAGGAAATCCGATGCGTGCAAACGCAAATGGGTATTTTATCGCTAACAATGCGGAAGATATACTTACATTTATAAAAGATAATAAATATATAAATGTATATTTAACTGTGTATGGATTTACAGAGTATATAAATCCAAAGGTAGATAAAATAAATGCTGTTATAGACAGAATCCCATTCGATTTCGACGATGTAAATGATATATCTAATGCGCATCGCGATATGAAGAAATGGTATAGATGGTGTGCTAGACATAATATTATCCCAACTATTACATTTTCAGGTAAAAAAGGATTTCATGGATTTATATTTATAGATCCAATAGAACTTCGATATCCAGATAAAGTTATACGTAGATTTGTAGATGAGATGAATTCTGAAGCTAAATTTACTACACTAGATTCTAGTGTAGTTGGGGACCTAAATAGAATTATTAGAATACCTGGATCTAAACATAAATCTACAGGAAGATATTGCACATTTATTAATCCAAATGAATTCTTATCGTATACAATACAAGATATTATAAATTTATCGGAAAACGTTCAGGAATATATACCTGAAAGAGTACAAGCTCCTTATGAAATAACCGCATACCTTAAACAGTTAGATGACATCATCGCAGAAGAAGAGCGTGTAAAAGCAATAACTCCGCAAGAAATGATTCAAGGCTCAATCCTTAGTAACATCTGGAATCCAGAAATTCCACGAGGAGCTGGTGTATTAAATTGTATAGCATTTGAGCGAGCAATGTCCACCGGCTCTATTCAAGGGCACCATGGAGATGAAACACTTTCCGGTATTATTCAGAAACTTAGATCAGATAATCTAAGTGTAGAAGAACTTACAAAGCGCGTATATGAATTTAATAAATTGTGCAAGCCTCCATTCTCTACGTCATTCTTGGATTATAAAATAGATTACCACATGAGTAATCCATATGCACCATGTACGTTCTTCTTAAAATGTGGAGATTTATGTAAAGGTTGCCGTAAAGTAGAATCAGGACAGGTAGGACAATGTTAATAACAGCAGTTAAAGGTCACTATGTATATGCAATACATGATGACCACTCATTTATATTTAATATGAATAATATTAAATGGAAGATGGATCCAATCGGTTATTACTTAACCGGAGATGGATGTTCATATAAAGTCACACTCGAAAGTGTATACGGTGATGTATTTATGAACGAACTAATAGACAGAAGTTTACGGGAGTTTAAAGATGAAGCAAGTGATAGTGATAAGGACTGATTTAGATATGAGTCCAGGGAAGATGATTGCGCAAGGATCGCATGCTTCTCTGAATTCATACTTAGAAGCATCGGAAGAAGACCAAAAAAATTGGATGGCTACTGGACATAAAAAGGTAGTGGTCAAAGTAACTTCAGAGCAGAAGTTAATAAACATCTGTGCGAAAGCGCATGATGCCGAGCTTCCAACATTTATGGTAGAAGATTGGGGACTTACAGAAGTTGATCAGAACACAAAGACAGCAATTGCGATTGGGCCAGCGAGAGATGACTTAATCGACAAAGTAACAAAGAGGTTGAGTTTATTATGAGAATATGGCCAGCAATAGCAGGAGGCGCGCTCGGTGGAATAATTGGTGCGACATTTCCATTATGGGCATCATTAGTTCTGTTAGCAGTACTACTTCTTCTACTTGTATATGTAGATACATATATGTGAGGTAGAATATGAATGATCCATTAACAGCAAGTGATTATGCGATTGTAATTGGAATAACAGCACTTGCAGCATTGATAGGTGGTGTGCAAGCAATGATAGCTGGCGCACTATTAAGTATAGTAATCGTAGGAGTGAAAAAGAAATGAAAGTACCATTGATCGCACGAACATTTGTACGTGATGGTAAACAAGTAATGAAATATTGGTTTAATTCAAAAGCCACAATCATTAAGGCACCAATCTTACCATATGTATATTCTCCGGAAGAAATATTCCAAGCAACTTGTACACAAGTATCTAAGCAGCTACTATACGATAAAGACTATAGAGGAAATATCTGGAAGTGCGAATTTAGACATGAGAAAGATTTAAGGCAGTATGGACAGAGCGGCACATGGGAAGACAGAGTTAAGTTTTTAGACCGTGTATATATTGACGAACCTGAGTTCGCAATGCAGTATCCAAATGACGAAGAATTAAAAATCTTATCTCTCGATATTGAAACAGATTCATTCCAGACATTTCCTAATCCCAAGGAGAATGCAGTAATTGCAATTGGTATGCAGTTAAATGATGAGCCAATCGAAATCCTGATGGCTGAATCATTCAATAACGATCATCTTATCTTAAAACAGATGGTGCGCAGGATTAAAGAACTTGATCCAGATATCATAGTAACATACAATGGAACACGTTTCGATTTCCCATACTTATGTGAGCGTATGAGAATCAATAGGCTTGATCCAGCACGCATGTCAAGAGATGGTTCAGAAATCATGCATATTGAAGATAAAGACGGAATCTTGAAGGAAACTAGAATCGGAGGCCGCATACACTACGATATCATGATTAGAAGCGTTAAAGACGGTCAAAAGATTAAAGACCAGAATTTATTCTTCGAATCACCAAAGCACTATGACATGAAGACTATTGCAAAGATTTACAAGTGTCCAAACGTAATCAAAGAACCAAAGGAAATCATGAGTAACATGAGATCCATCGTGAATACAGAACAGTTGTATAATTATCTTGAGTCTGATATTCGTTGTACTACACATTTTAGAAAGATTTATCTGCCGGCGCTTATCAAACAAGCGGAAGATCTGCAGGTATCATTGGACTCAGTTATCCATATGACACCATCATATACTGGTTCAATTATCTTCGCTCGTAAATTTGGTCGCCTTAATATCATTGGTGACAAGACAGTTGGAGAAGCTCATCCTGTATTAAGTGCAGGAAAGCAAGGTGCATTAGTGAAGACATATAGATGGGGATTATTCAAAGGCGGCGTTCGTGATGTTGACTTTACTAGTTTCTATCCGAATCTTATCAGACAACTGAACCTTTGTCCCACTACGACAACAATTCTCGGCACAGAGCCTGAGCTTAAGCCATATAAGGCTTATATGACGGATGATAATCATCTTAGGTTATCTATACCTGATGAAGTGGCTAAGTGCCAGATTATCATTGATATAGACATGAATAAGCGTGGAATTGCGGCTGACTTCGTAGCAGAGATGATGGAAGACAGGGCAAAGCTAAAGAAGTTTATGAAGACTGTAAAGGAAGACAGTCCAGAATGGGCAGATGCAGATGTTAACCAGTTGAACTTGAAAGTAATTATCAATAGTCTCACAGGATTTTTCGGTCAAAAATATGCAAGATTTGGTTCGCTTGCATCATATATAGCAATCACCGGCTCCGGTAGATATATTCTACAGGCAGTAAAAGACTTTATGGATAGCGATGGTAATAACAATGTTATTGCTATCAATACTGATGGACTTTACCTGACAAATGGGCCGGACTTAGATACAACTCACAAATGGTTAGAGCAGTGGATTAAAGATACATACTTCTCAGATACTTCATACATTTGGCTTGAGAACTCAACGTTCGAAGCTGCATACTTCCAGCCGGGTGCAGAGAAACATTATTTATTACTGCATCATCCAGATAAAGAAGGTAATAAGAAGTTGACCATTCACGGTGGAGGATTAAAGGGTTCTGCTAAGCTACCACTTTATTCTGATGTCATTAATGAGATTGGATATAAGATGCTTGACTCAGAGGTGACTACAAAGGATGTAGACCCCTATTACGATAAGAAGAATTGGTCGCTCGATAAGATGACATTTGGTAGAAACGTCAAACTTAAGCGTGATTATAAGAATCCTAATGAGTTAGGAATGCAATTAATTAAGCAATACGAAGAGCGTTTTAATGTCGAACTTAAAGAGCCAACCAAACTGACATATGTTAAAATCAAACTTAGCAAACAAGAAAAGAAACGCGGGCTGTCAAAATATCAGCTAGTCACTATATTTGACAAACTCGAAGATATTCCCAATATAGATATTGACTATTATGTGGAAGAAGTTGATAAAGCTCTTGAACGGTTAAGTTTAAGTAACTTATGCCCAAAGAATCGCGGGGCTAAAAGTTTATTCGACTTCGGTATGGAAATTGATGAGCCAGAGGAAATTGAATCTATAGACGATGAAGATGAATATGAATATGAAGATGAATATTTAGATGAGGGTTAATATGCGAAAATTATCAAAAGAATTTTTAATTGCAGAATATTATAGATTCATCGAAATATTCGACCACATACCAACTCGTGATGAGATGAATATGACCGAAGGATTCCCATCTGAAACTGCATATCGAGCACACTTCGGTTCATGGGGTAAATTCTTAGAGTATGTTGGTGAATATAAATATGTAAATAAGTTACGACTTACTGGGGATGAAATATGTGGATATTGTGGAACGAATAATCCACTTGATCATTGGCGCTCTGTATATGGAGTACGTGTATGTCGATCGTGTTATAATAAATGGTATTGTTCACTACCAGAAAAAAAGGTGCTTAAATATAGTTATAAAACTATATATAAGAAGAATCCGACATATCAGGCTATGGTGAACCATTACTCGTATAAACGCCGACGCGATTTGGGGTATAATCCGATTAATGTACCATTTGCAGATTCACATTATCACCATTTACATTTAAATGGAGATAAAGATATAGGTATTTATATACCTAGTGAATTGCATAAATCAGTTTATCACAATTCCAAAACATGGCAAGGTATGGATGAAATAAATAATATTGCGTTCAATTGGTATTTTAAAGAATACCTAGGTGTAACAATTAAAGGGGTAATAGAATGATTACGATTAAGGGAAATGATTTCTCAAATGCTTGGGCTGAAGCTATTAGAAAAGTTATGATATATGGAAGAGATATGCCGGCGGATGGAAAACGTAATGTAATGACAAAGGATGAATATGTAATCTTTGAACTTGGCGAATGTGCAATACAGCAAATGTTAGATGGTGTCATTCATGAACATGGCGCGCAACATTTAGGATTAGATATTTATATAAACCAGTTTATAGATGGTACGGATGCAGCAATTAAATCAAAAGGTTCTCAAACATATACATACATGGGTAGAACACTTTCACAATTGCAAAAGATTAAAAATGATAATCTATTAGATGAACCGTTCAATAGACGTGTTCAAGTTGTAACGTGGGATAAATTTGAGGATTTAGGTTCACAAAATCCTCCATGTTGGCAAATTGCAAATATTAGAAATATAGGGAATAACGAAGCAGAAATATCAATGCATTATAGGTCTCATGATTTATTTTCTGCATGGCAATTCAATAATATTGCACTAATGCAGTATATCAATAGAGAAGTATTAGAGCCGGCTGGGTTGACTCCTGTTTTATTTAGAGAATCTAATGTAAGTGGACATATATATAACTATGATTTTGTAAAAGCTAAATTAGTTTGCGCAGAACCAGCAGCGTTAACTAGGAGATATGAATGATTATTGATGAAGAAATGTTTGAGACAACCATCGATTGCTATTCAGACATTGTTGAAAAAGCAGATTCAGTTGTACAAATATTCGGAGAAGAATATGGTAGACTGATGTATTACACAAAGTGTGTAGTAACGAAGACAAGCATTCAATGCACATACTTTGATGATTATGGCGACGAAATGTTTACAATGCTTCCAGTAAGATTCTTATTTATGGATGATGAGGATGTTCGTGAATCATTAGCTAAACAAATGAAAGATGGCATTTCAGTGAGTGATATTGAATGATAACAAGGGAAGATGTTGAAAAATTTTGCGAGCTTGAAGAGGCAATAAATGAGCGCATCGTCGAAGTCACAAAGATGTACAACGAAGTGCGCGGCTGGGATGTTTCATTTCATGATCCAGAATTCTTCATTGAAGATGGTAAGTTCTGGTGCAATTACTATGATAAGTGGAATGACAATAATACACTTGTATTAGATCTTAAATACTTATTCATGCCAAATGTGAAAGAGGTATTTAGGATTGAGTTTGAACAATACCAGGCTCGTAAGAAAGAGCAAGAAGAGAACCGCAAGAGGCGTGAGAAGAAGAGCGCAGAAGAAACTGAGCGCCAACGTCTTAGAGAATTGTTAGAAAAATACCCAGAAGAGTTACAGAAAAAGAAGTGAGTTAAATGGCATATAAGAGAAGAGCCAGTGTATCGCAGTTACAAACATATATGAAGTGCCCAAGAAAATGGTACTACCAAAAGATTGAAAAAATTAGAGAACCGCAATCAGAAGCGTTGATAAAGGGTAGTTTTTTACATGCAGTTATAGAAGATTTTTCAGCAATCACTCCATCATCACATTCATTTAATAAGAATAATTATGAAGTTAGATTACCTGAAATTGCTGCGGAAATATTTGAATCTGTATATGAGGAGCCGCGCTTAAATAATTTCGGCAAAATGGACGATGCGTTTAAATTTCAATTTGAAGAATTGTATGTAGACGATACAGATGCAATAGACATGGCAAAAGAAGATGCATTCGCAATGTTACGAACATACGTTGATAAATTTTTAACTATTTTGACTGTAACGTTCAATAACAATAATAACTTCTCACAAGCATATAAAGCATGTGTACCTAAGTTTAGAGAAATGAAAATTAATCTAGATAATTTTACAGGATTCATTGATCAAGTATTTGAGATTGGCGATGCTATAGCATTAGTAGATTTAAAAACATCGAAATTAAAATCCGGTCGTGTACCAGATTCAGATTTCTTTATGCCGCTTGGGATGACATGTATAGAGAAAGATTATCTATTCCAGTTAGAAGCGTATCTGTGGGCATATTATAAAATGACTGGTGTTAAAGCATCATTCCTTATGTTGAATTATATTAAGTATGGTAATGAAATATGTGTAATCGCAGACAACTATGATATAGATGAATTGTCTGAGCGCATGGATACTCTCGTAGAAGAATTTTTAGAGAAAACGGAATCTAAAAATATAGAAGATTATCCAATGAATATACATGGAGAAATACAACCACTATCAGGATATAACTTAGAGAATTTATTCTGTACTTGCCAAGGTGCAAAATTTGCTGGACGCGGATATTGCTTCTATGAGAATTTATGTAATGCACAATTAGGATTTAGTAAAGAAGAACTTGAGGTATTAGAGGCACCTGCTCCAGATTTTGTAGAAATCCAATTCGAAGGATCTGATGATATTTATGAATTAGCTGGATGGTTGGCAAAGAAAAAATCAATTTTGACAGATACATTAACTGTTAAAGTTGAACGTGAAACTGAGAAAGCATATTTAATTAATCTCAGGGGCGAAGATGTATGGCTGCCGAAGTCACAACTCAAGTTGAGAGAATAACTAAAGTATGTACACAATGCGGTAGAGAATTAGAGCTCTCCGCATTCCATAAACAAAAATTAGGGTTACATGGTAGACGTGCTACATGCAAAGAGTGTCGTAAATCTGAATATATAGATAATCGCGATAAAATTTTAGAATATCATGTTCAATATAATCTTGAAAATAGAGATAAGATTAATTCATATATTCGTGAATATAGACAAACTGATAATGGTAGGCGTAAACGACATATCGAAAGAGATGCTCGTAGACAATTTGATACATCAGAACCGTTAAATAAATGGTTTGAAAATTCACATGAGCATCATTTACATTTAGATGATACAACTACGACAATATTTATTCCGGCAGAATTACATCAATCTATATATCATAATAGTAAAACAGGTGAAGGTATAATTGAAATTGCAATAATATCTTTATTATACTTAGCAGGAGAACATGCATATGGTACAAAATAAATTATTTGAAAAGAAACAGCCAGTATAGAAGACTTGCAAAATATAGAGACATTCGTTGAGTCTGTATTTGAACCCGATACATTATTTATGAGTCCTAGACAGCGAGCGTTAATGAAGCAATTGCTTGGTCTGGAAGAAGAAGTGATGCGAATAACCAATAGACGTGAAAAAGTTCCACATGCATATTGGCAGATGTTCGATACAATTAAGGTGATGTATAATGGTGAAGCAAAGAATATTCGAAGCGCGAAAGGTCTTCGCAGATATTGATTGGGATGCGGTAATAGCATCTGGCGATGAAACAGATACATTATATATTGGTATTAATACATATGTTAATCAGCGGGAGTATTTCAAAGCGCTGAGAAAATTAGAAGAGATGCAAGCTACAATCATGGGAATAGATGTAGGGCATGGTGTATATAGTGTTAGAATGACAGAAGAACAATTTGAAAGGGCGGTGGAAGATTATGACGAAACTGAATACTACGGATATGAAGACCACATTTAAATTTGGAGATAGAGTGTGGCATAATAGAACTGGAAAGGCAACAATTGTTAGATATGGTGCAGAAGGTTCTGTATTAGAAGATGACGAAGGTAGATTAACGTCAGTAGATAATAAAGACCTGACTATGCTTGGTATAGAAGATCAAATACCATACGATATGCAAATTCTTGTAAGAGATGGTGTGCCAACTTTAGTGATAGATGGTGCAATAAAATATGGTATTACTGATATTATGTTTACATATAGTCGTGGTAATATACCAAAGCTTACAATTACTAAATTACTTTACCCAGAAGATGATATAAATGAAGATGAATAGTTACATATGTTATCACCACAATGACTTAGACGGTATCTGCTCTGCAGCTATCATTAAGTTTTTATATCCATACACAAAATTTATCCCAGTAGATTATGGATACCAATACAAAAATGAGGACGTAGAAGGCAAGAATGTTTTTGTAGTCGACTTTAGTTTTAATGACATGGACAAGCTTGCAGAGAAAGCAAATCATTTAGTATGGATTGACCATCACAAGAGCGCAATGGAGCGCCAACCTAAAGCATGGGCAAGTAAGCGTATTGCTGGTATTAGAAGTCTAGAATATGCGGGCTGTGAACTTACATGGAAATATTACTCCGGATTAGATGCACCGCTTGTTGTACAATATATTGGCGACATGGACATGTGGGAATTCGAGTTAGACGCAACAAAAACAATTTGTGAATACATGAATGTTGTATTCAAAGATCCAGAAGATGCTATACTACAAGGACTTATTCGTAAAAATGATATGGCAATTCTTGGAGAAATTATGTCTAAAGGCGAAGCATTGCTTGAAGCTAAACAAGTTCGTATCGAACAGAACTTTAAGAATGGAAAGAATATTGTTCTTTGGGATAAAATATTCAGGCTAATTAATACCAATCATGACATATCTGCTACTGGCGAATACGTCTATAAAATGGACGACTATGACGGAGCATTGATGTGGTTTGCAGACGACGGTATTGTGAGATGTAGTATGCGCTCAAATGGAAAGGTCGACGTCCGTCTGATTGCAGAATCTTTCGGTGGCGGCGGACATCCAAATGCTGCAGGATTTGAACTTAGACCAGAACAGTTTATGAAATTATGGGGCATCGTAGAATGATGATTGATAGCGAATGGATTCGTCACAACGACGAATTCGTTAATTATACCCAAATACCAGAACGCCACCGCGTAACAATGACTAGACCTGTGGATTCACATAGTATGGAGCATAAACATAGAGTGCATAGAATGGTAGCAGATGTCTGTACAGAAATAAAATTAAATAAACTAATGCGCCATAATAAGAAATTATTATTCAAAGATATTTCTAGTATACGTGAAGGTACTTCTATATTGTATGAGAATGGATTTAGCCATGTACAAATTTTAGGAACACCTCAACTTCAATATGGAATGATGGTAGAAAGAATATCTATGCCTATTGATTTATATATGCGCAATGACATGATAGTACCATGTGCAGATGCCGTGGAAGTTATTCATGGAACGCGTAATACAGAGAAATGGGGCACCGAAGTAATAGGCGTCATGATTGGTGAGAATGCAGTACGTGAGTATAATGAATGGGCCGGAGAACAGTTTGGTCAAGGCATGTATTCATACGATTGGTATTATGGATACGATATTATATTCCCTGATGGTGTACTTTTATTAACAACACAAACAAGACAAAGAATAGGAAAGATATGAGAAAATTTTTAGTATGTTTAATATTAATATTATTTTCCGGGACGGCTATGGCCAACGAGTTAACAGTTGTATCGGCAGAAGAATATACGCCATATGAAGAATTTATGGTAGATATAGGATTAACTTTAGAAGAACCGTTCACTGGGTATCAGTATGATTTAGTATATGATGAGACAATGATTACGTGTACTAGCATAAATCCTGGCGCACTTATGGAGTTAGATGCGTTTACAAGTAATAAAGGTAATACTGTATTTGGTGCATTGTTAAATGAGCAATCATTTACTGAATCTGGAACAATAAATACTATTAGTTTTAAATCGACTGGTAAAACTGGATATGTTTCTATAGATTTAGAAAATATTATTTTAATAGATTCGAATATGAATGAAACGCCAATTAATACTACTGGTGCATGGATACTTATTGACACCGCGCCAATAGTAGAGGATATACCAGATCAAACAATCACAGAAGGCGGCGGAGAGTTCTATCAGGATATAAATATAACCGACCCTGACGGAGATGAGATAAAAACATTTTGGTGCGAACCACAACCGGAGGGATCAGTTGCTAACGCGACAGACCATTCATTTCGATGGGATGAACCAGTCGAAGGAGAATACTACATCGAATTCTTCATTGGAGATGGATGGCTCGATGTCACTGAAGGATTCACTCTTACAGTTCTGCCAGCATATCTGGAATATGATATTAACATGGATAGACAGATCAATATTGTTGATTTAACTGCAATCGCAAATAACTTTGGCGCAGTTACAACTGAACGTGTTGACGCAACAGGCGACGGTATTGTCAACATTATGGACTTAACATTAGTCGCAAATCACTTTGGAGAATGAATATGGATTTATATTGGATGGGATTAGCATATGAGGCGGCAAAAAATTCTAATTGCGGAAAGCGTCATGTAGGTGCTGTGATTGTGAAAGATGGACACAGAATTGCTTATGGAGCAAATAAAACAAAAGAATTCTGCGGTCCATGTAATCGTAAGACATGTGGCGCTATACACGCAGAAATAACTGCACTGAATCAAATATCTGGCGGGCCAGTGCCATGTGCAGTAATGTATATTACATATCAGCCATGTCTCAATTGCGCTAAAGCTATAAAGGCTGCTGGTATTACTAAAGTAGTTTATGATGAAATAAACTCAGACTTTAGTGGCATGAATTTCCTGAGGTTTGCGGGCGTAGAACTTAAACATATTTCAACGGAATGGGATATAAATGTCAAGAACACAACGGATATGGAGGCGGTCTAAGCGCCTGCCTTTTTATTTCGTACGTAAAGATTATATAAAAGGATACGAAGAAGCTATGGAGCGTGTATCATTCTTTAAACGCTCTAGAAAATTGAGGAAGAAGCAGCGCCGCCATATTAGGGCACAGCAACGGACGATGTTCGCTCATGATATATATGAAGTATACATGAGAGAAGGAGAATGGTGGGATTAAATGAGTTATGCAACATGGAAGGATGTTGAAAAGTTTTTAGGGCAAATGGATCAACTAGCCAGGCCCTCTTATATTTTTAAACCATCACTTCATAAATTAAAAGATGGTAAATGGGTAGCAAAGTATGGAGATGTAGAAGCAGAAGGCGATAGTCCATTTTGGGCGCTATATAATTTTGATGAAATATTCAAGAAGCCATATTCGGAGAGATACTGATGACAAAGAGTGAACAATTAAAAGATGCGTGGGAAACATTCGATTCCGCGCTTCAAGATGAAGATATGCGCGACTTATATTTTGGCGCGCTTATAATTGGAATAACAGATGCACTTGCTGGCGAAAGCCTAAGTGTAGATGCATATGAATTGATGATGAACAAGCTTGAAGAATTTTATACGGAGATAGGTGGCAACAGATGAATGAACTCACGGAGATGATATATTGACTGAAGAGGTTTACTTCTGTGACTTTTGTAATCGTACAATTTTAATTCCTACAGAGTCATTGTGTCTAGTAGATAGACGCACAGGTGAAGAAAAGAACTTCCATCCTGATTGTTATATGAGCGCTATTAAACGTACAGCATTTGGCTGCTTTAATGTAGTTACATATAATAACGAACCGGAGACATTATAATGCAATGTGAAGATAGTATTAGATTGGCTAAAATATATGCAAATAAGTATAATGTAGACTGGTCTGCATTTACTGAAGATGTTCAAATGGTATTAGATAAAGTAGCGCATGAGTGCTACGCCGATGGAATTCATGAAGGTTCAGAAATTGGATTCATCAACGGTAAGAATGAAGGATATGATGATGGATATTGTGAGGGTTATGCAGCGGGTGTAGAAGATGCAATTGGATGAACTCGAAGAGTTGTGCAAGATGCCAATTCGCATAGTGAATATCAATGGGATAGTAATGCCCATTGAACAATTCATTAACGAAACTCTTTCAGAAGAAGATATGTATGGCGTAGATTTTGATGCATGTGATCCCAGAATTAAACGCATTATAGAAATCGTACATGATGTAGCTTACGATAAGGGATATTATGACGGACTCGCAGATGCTCAATAGGATAGTCCTTTATGGCTGCATTAATCTTTCATTAGAAGATGCAATAAATAAAGAATTAGAAAAGGATAAATTGCACCCAATGACTTGGGATGTAATGAATCCTACATTAATTAAAATCTTACAAATCGCATATGATTTGGGAGAACGTGATGGATATGGACATGGATATGATGATGGATTTGATAGGTCTGATTATTATTACGACGATTGAGGATAAACCGGAGGTTTATGATGAAGTATAGAAAGAAGCCAGTAGAAATTGAAGCCGTTCGCTTCATGATGGATGAACCATTACCAGATTGGTTTATGGATGCAATGACAGCAAAAATAATTACTACATGTTCAGATGGCGATTGTTTTATCAATACATTAGAAGGAACAATGCATGCGCCGCACGGACATTATATAATCCAGGGCGTTCGCGGTGAGATATATGCGTGCGAACCTGAAATATTCGCAGAAACTTATGAGAAGGTAGATTAATATGAAAACAGTTATCCCTGCTCTTCAGGGATTTTTGGATAAAAAAAAGGAGTGGAAGAATATAAACTCTTCCACTCCTTTTTTTTTTATTTACGCGGGCGTGTCTATTCATCTACTGGTTCGCGGAATTGAATGTCTATTGAATCTATCGTATCACCAGCAACCATATCGACTGTTATCAATGTGCTGCCTTGTTCAATGGATGCTGTAGTTGTTCCTTGTGTTATTGTTCCAGTACCAGCGTATACAGTGTCGTCTATTGTGAGTTTGATATACTCATCACCATCGAATTCATGAGCATTCCGCAGCTTCATCTGCCCGCTAGTCACACACTGAAGTTTACCATTGTCTACTTTGAAACTTCCAGACTCTACTCTAGCAGTTGAGTATGGCAATGATTCCCCTGCGCTGTAGACTGTTGTATTGCTTGGGTACTTTGCAAAGTCGAATTCGTAGAGTGGGAGTGCTGCTAGGGAATTGAAGCGAGACGTAGGGTCTACAATATCTTTATGTAGTGCTGCAAATCTAACATTCATATTAGAAGGTCGCCTATCATAATTTGATTGTGCACCTATTACTAAGTTATTTATTGAAACAATGTCTCCGCTTGTTGCTAGTGTTCGCTGGTGTACACCATTAATATATACATGTGATTCAGCATTGATTGAATCATATATACATAATATATGCGAATCTGCTACTTGTGTATCTATATGATTGCAAAACCTATCTACATCTGTATTTATATCGAAATATAGTCTACTCGCATGCTGACCAATTGCCCAGCCATTAGCTTCGGATGTTCCGTAATTCCTACCGCACGAAAATAGAGTATTCAAGTACCCTGATGTATAATCGCCTAAGAATATCTCGGCACTCCATGAGCTACCGTCATTTACGTTTATACTATCAGATGCTAATACTTCAACATAATCAGATTGAAATCTCATCCCATCAGTAAAGTACCCGCCACTTCTCACACAGCCTGTAGGCTGTCCATGATTACTATTCCCTGACAAGTCAATCAAAGTACCATCAGCATTCTTAGTCCTCATGTCAGTAGCAAAGACTGTGTTCTCATCGACTTCTGGCGATAGTCTGTGAGTGAAACTGCGCTCGGCTGGCTGGACACCGTAGGCGGTTTTTGTGGAGTTGTAATGCTCCAAAACCTCTGCTGGTTCCAGCTTTGTATTGTAGAGTCTTGATTCTCCTATAATCCATGCATCCTGTGAGTAGTAGTTTGAACCAAAATAAATGGCTTGTCCGTGCCCCAGTGATGGATTACATAGTAAATCAGTATCATTATCTACAAATGTTCCATTGATATACAGGCTTAACACGTGGTCTTTATAGGTCATTACAAGTGTATACCATCCATTTTCAAAATCATCGCCGCCAGAAGCCGCACTTGCATTTGAACCATCGTATATGGTAGCACAGAATTCATCTACTTTCCATCCTGTTAGTTGGTAACCACCACCTGACCACCCTGCTCCACTGGACGAACCCTGTCCTACGATGCGAGGATATCCATAATTAATAGACTGTATTTTTTTTACAGTACACGTCAGTGTAAAATCATCCATCAAATCAAATGCTTCATCATATGGCACTGTTATGAGCCCAGACCCAGCTACAAGAGGTTTCATCCCTCTCTCAGTCGGTTTCCACTCAACATCAGTAGGCACTCCATGGTTATCATTACCTGATGTATCTCTAAAGTCATTCTGGAACAACCATTCGCCAACAAGATATTCACGTAATTCTTCAAGTGTCCGTGTCATTATCGTGACCTCCCGATTATTCTACTGTCTTGCCAATCAAGATATGCCTGCTGGGTGGGTGTTGGTGTATCATTTAGGAACTGGAATGTCACATCGTTGTACCTGTCAGATACTTCCTGTGGTGTGAGGGCACGATTGTAGATTGAAATCGAATGTATTATTCCACCAAATGCCCTAGTTAAATCTAACTGGTTTCCAATATCAAATGATGGTATGTCAATAATATCACCAACAGTATCATTGGAATCAAACAACTCACCGTTTAAATATGTATAAGCAGTGCCATTGTCAAAAACAATAGTTATTTTCATCCGAGTCCCAAGTGTTAATATACCAATGACACCGTATATAATATCATCGTAAGTTCTTATAGTCAGTGATGTACCATCCATTCTCCCATATAATGCAAAATAATTAATACCCCGTGAGTCATTAATTATTCTACCATAGCCATTGCCACCTATATTATCATATGTTATGTCTAACTCAACCGTAGCTACGTTCTCACTACCTAGAGGCAATGGATTTTCAACGTGTATTATACTACTCTCGTCATTAAACTCAAACCCATCCTCAGACAAACCGACATTGTTGAAAGTCATCGGATAAGCCTGTCTGAACTTATCCCTGTAATCCAACCGGAACACACAGTCCTCGGCTGATAAAGTATTGCGAGGCATTTAAGCCTCCGCATTAAATCTCAGTGCAGTTAACCAAGCTTCTTCGCTTCCATACTGCTCGATCTTAAATTCAATTAAATCAATCATATTGAACATCCCATCTTCATTAGCAAGCAAGAACTCTGTACTCCATACATTATTTGTATTTTTAGCAAACTCATCTAGCAGAGCAAGCTCAGACCTTAATGCAGCAACTACGCGCTTAAATATACCCTCAATATCGTCTCCATTCACAGGAGCGTCAGAGTATTCATTTGCATACTCTACACATGTGTGTAAGTCTACAATCGCGCCATCGGTAATTCCATAAATTACACATGTCTGCGCGCCTTCTGTATCGAAGCTCTCTACTGAAGTGTTAGCGACAGTAGTGTCTCCAAGTATGGTAAATGTCATTATAATGCACCTCCAAATACCCATGCAGTAAAAGTACCATCAATTCTAGAACTTAAATCCAATTGTATTTCCGGCAATTTTACTCCGACAGGTAAATGAAATACATAGTTGCCAGTTGTTAGTGTTTTTGACACGACTTTATCTGCTGACGTACTAGTCAAATCGATAAATCCTAAATCGTATTCACCACCATCTATATCTGTAGCTTGTACCTTAAATGTTGCACCGGCGGCAGCACTGGTAACTTTCATTAAAATTGTAAGCCCGCGCTTATCTAATACAGTAATTGGTGTACTTGTACTATCCACAACAACCGCGTTAAACACTTTATTGTTTAACGTTTGCGCATCCAGCGGCGCCTGCTCAATAACATTCATAGTATTCAAGCTACTATTATAAAGTGCATTGAATATATCTGCCATACTAAGTTCGCCAGCATCTGTATCTCCAGTTAATGCTAACTTAATTTCATCTAATCTAACATTCCTTGTCATTTATAATTCTCCATTTTGCAAAATGTACAGCGCTATCGCGGCTGCCTCTTCACGGTCTTTACACATGATAACTTCAATACCATAATGAGAGTGTAAGCGCTTAAGAACACTCATGATATACTGAGGAGTCATCTTGCTTCGTCTATACTTAAGGTGTTTAGCTATATCGCCATATTCACCTTCTATAATTAGGTAGTGGAAGCCACGCTCGACTTCCGCCATAAATCTCTTTTTTGCTTTACCGCAGCAATTACAAATATCAGGAACAGATTTACGCTCAAGGAGTAATCCATTGTCATTAGTATAATCTGCTGTCTCCATTGTAATTCTTTCTACTTCAACTCCATCCCATGCTTCAGTTAAAGAAAAAGGCAATTGCTCGCGAGTATCTACATAGATTGTCATTTTATTTCCGTACCTTAATTTAGGGCTTCAATGTTTCTATGTTATTATATGTCTCCAAGTTATATAAAGCTTGGGGTGCGCAACCTTCATTTCTCTTTCTTGTCTTTCCAATCGACTTCGTAACCGTCCAGATCCCAATCGCCAGTATCAAAGGCATAATCCTCTTTATCCTGCCAAGCAGTGTCTTTAACGGCCTTAGATGCCTTGTAAGTTGCCTCAAATGCATCCATGTCTGCTTTCTTTGTCACCGTATAGAACTTATCCTTTTTCTCCTTATATGTCTTAAGTTTAAGCTCTGCTGCGGCAACTGCTCCTTCAGCTAACATAAGCGCGCCATATACATCAATTTTCTCTGCGTCTGGAAGTGCGTTCCATGCATCAGTAATTGTTTGTAATGCAGTAGGCAACTGTGCAATTGTAATTATACTTGATGCATCAAGCGTTGCAAGTCCACTGGCTGCACCCATATCAGCAACAGTAAGTAAATAATTGGATTCATTTAATGTACCGTTTGCATTATCAAGTGCTAATCTTTCATTAGCGGTAATATGCAAATCGGTATCAATCATGTGAGCATCCGCTCTAACATGTATATCCTCCATAGCATCTTCGAGATTGTCTAAATCAATCTCGTCAATGATTTCACCTGTTACCCAGTCCTTTTTAGTATATGCTATATTAACCTCTCAGTTTCTTTTTAAATGGTTCTTCCTTTTCTAACACATCAATTTCATATGTCATACCCATAATTATATCAATGCGATTTAGTTCTGTTACAAATTCTTGCAACATTTTAGGGTCTAAACTAATTTTGTGATCAGTACCCATAGCTCCTGTATCCAGGGTAATATGCCTCTCAAATATATTAACTCCTAACATGCGAGCCATCAAACTAGGTAAGTACCCAATTTCATGTCCACTATATCCTATTTCAATTTCTGGGAACATTGACTGAAGTCTATAAATACCCATAAGCTGAACATCTTCATCCATTGTAGGATAGATACTCTTACAATACAGTATTGATGCAAGATTATTTTCTAACATGAATGCTGCATTTTTAATTTCCATTTCGTTACTCATACCAGTAGACATTATAACTGGTATATCATAATCTGCAATTTTATGGAGCAAATCGTAATCAGTAATCGTCGGGCTTGCGACCTTAAGGAATGGAATATCATAATCCATAATAAACCTTAAGCTTTCATCATCCCAAACGCTAGCAGTCCAATCAATGCCTACTTCTTCGCAGTATGCATCAATTATATCAAACTCTTCTTTTCCAAATTCCATGCGTTCTTTATAGTCAATATAAGACATCTCTCCCCATCGAGTATCTTTTGTAACATGCCACTGCTTTTTTGGTACACAAATGCGCGGGCTTCTTTTCTGAAACTTCACAACATCAAGTTCGTTCTCTACTGCTACATCAATAAGTTTAAGTGCGGTGTCAATATCACCGTTGTGGTTGATTCCAATTTCTCCAATTATCATAAGTGCCTCCAATTATTCATAATCTGCTATATAGACATCATACGGAAGTACCGAACGGTCATCTATATAAACGTCTGCGCTTGGTTTCCCAAACAACATTTCGTGGTATTTAATTCCCCAAGCTTTAAATTGCACTTGAGTGATCATTCTCCAATCCTTTTTAGTTTCTGTTCCTCGCGCTGTATAATACCAAATCGTATGACCGGCATCGTATAGCGCATTATAAACGTGTATATTCTCATAAAGCGGTTGCGCTTTAGAGTAATCTCCATCTTCTGCTTGAGTGCAAACAGTCCCATCGATATCAATTACGAACTTCATGATATATCCCTTCATGTCCTTCAACGTATCTGCCAGGTTCTTTCTGACAATACTCGCAAGGTTCTGGTAATATCCCTGCAGCTAGCTCCTCTCTGAATCTAACTGCCTTTTCAGAATATAGAATATCAATAATAGAATTATCATTTATATTGCCTAATACATATTCTGGATGTAAATCATTTCTCATATTACAACATGGCATCACAGAACCGTTCACATCAATAAGTATTGATGTAGATGGGTCTGTGCACGGTCGATTGCGTAGCTCTTTATTTTTAATATCAACTGTACCTGCTCTATCGATTATATCTTGTCTCCAATCATAATCGTATCTTACACGTACATTATCAAATGACCCAGCAATATAATATCCATTCACTGCGTCAATTTGAATATAGTTATTTAACATATGACCTAAACACTCTTTAAATCCTATATGATCATAATCCATAATACTTAGTTCATCAATACCAGAATAAAATATATCTGGATGTAAGAAATCGCCATTTGTATTTGTAACGAATACACAGTTAGGCAAATAATGTTTTCCTAATGATACATACTCAGTAAGCAAAGGGATATCTGCAAGCGGTTCATTATATCTTGAAAAACTTACAGCGCCCTCAAACCCTGTATTTGATAAATCTTTGACCAAATTTAAATATGCTTCTTTATTCAATTCTTCATAAGGGCGCTCATACTGAGCATTTGGGCAGAAACTACATCTTCTATTACAGAATGAATGTATCTCTACCTCACACATTGTGAAATTATCTAACATTGGTTTGCCTCCTAGTATATATATGTTTCGCTATGTCGCTCATAGTATTTAAAGCTTCTTACTCCATAGATATCGAACATAATCAAGTTCTTCAGGTGTATCTACATCAATTAGCTCATACCCTTTAATCTCATATAATGCATGGCCAGATTTTAACATTTGACCATCCTCAAAGAAGTTTTGCTTGTTAAATATATGGAAGCAATGTGCCATTTCATATAAGTCACGAACAAACTTAGTATTAATGTCTGCGTAATCTATTGGAGTTAAAGGGTTAGTGTTCTTATCAAATACAAAATTATGGAATGGTTTGACGCTTGTAGCATAATCATACTCGTTTAGTTCAAAATCTTCTACAATTTTATTAATTGTTTCTGCTTTTAGGAATGCAAAACATGGATTCAAGAACATCAAATGAGTAGCATCAATTTGTGTAATATCTTTAAATACATACTGAGTAGGGCTATCTGCATGAGCAGTGGCATATTCTCTTTCAATAACATTGACTCCATGGGCCTCTGCTATATCTATCAATTCTTTATCGCATGTAAGCGCATAAACATCTGCGTTGATGTCTTTTACCCTTTTACATGCTATTTCCCACAGACATGTATCACCGATTGGTGCAATTAATTTCTGTGGGCAACGGGCGCTAGCGAGGCGCCCAGGCATAAATATTTTAACTGTCATGGATATAGCTCCTTGAATCCATTAATTTTTTGTAACATTAGTCCTCCTAAAATAAAAAAAGCAGTGGATTAAGCCAAATCCACATTGTCAAATTTTTCCATTTATGCGCTTACCTCTGGACAAACTGCTATACTTGTAATGTCCATAGACGACATTGGATGTAAAGCGAATGCTACAGTATCACCGGCTTTGGCAGCAAACATTGCGAACCATGGCATCTGCCAATATTCAAGACCACGAGCATCCTGGTAAGCTACAACATCGCCGTTAATTGTTACGGTCACATATATATGGTCAGTTGTAGCATTACCCGACAAATCAAATCTACATCTGAATAAGAAGTTTCCATCATATTCTGGATAGAAATAATATGTCGTACTCACGTCTGATAGCACATCACTATATGTTTCAAGTGGATTATTGAAATTTTCCTGTATACTTATATCTAATGTTATAATTTAATAGCGAAAATATTTTAGGGTCATTTAAATACAATGCTCCTACAAACTGTTGATTTGAATATTTAGTATATAAATATATATATCTATTCAATCTATTCGCATATAAAATAATTTCACTAAGCCAATGCCCATAATTATTAGAATATAATTTTACAATTTTAGGATTATCAGCTAATTCTAAGTCAGCCATATTAGGTAGCGATTCCGCTGGAGTATAATCTATCATAAATGAGATTGGATTAAAATACATCCGAGGCTCATCGAGTTTAATATCAAATCTATTATCCCAATCATCAATAACTACACATGGTAATACATAATCACATGTATCTTTACTAGACTGTAACGCCGTCACTCTATGTCGACCTTCAAGAACATTATTATTAGAGTCAACTACACAAATCCAATACGTTCCATTTTCAATAATACTTTTAGATATATGTATAACATTAGATTCATTTAACACAGGATCAGGAATAGATTTCCAATTATTAGAAACCCATTCCGGATTAGGAATAATTAACTTTGATGCACTAATAAATCTAATCTCATAGTAGTGTGATAAAATATAAACATTTCTTAAATAATAGTTGTAATAGTTAATTATTCCATCTGCATCCATTAGGCTACACCTATCCATTTACGTCTAACAGCAATACCATTAGTTCCTGCAGTAGCAACAGTAGATCCATGTGCACCGCCGGGGCCTCCATCTGCTGTAACGGTGAATGTATTGTCTGGAGATGATTTATAATATACTAACGCAACACCTCCACCACCGCCACCGCCACCGCCACCAGCAGCAGAATCTCTAATCATTCCATCTTCACCAGGTAGACCGGCAGCAGATATAATACCAGAACCTACAATTTTCTTTGCAGCTACAAATACAAATCCTCCGCCGGCGCCGCCATCTCCACCATCTCCACCAGGGGATTGAGGAGTCGCTAAGCTAGTATTACCTCCACCTCCTCCAGTTCCACCGCCGCCTACAGCATTGATACCAGTGACAGTTGGATTAAAGTAGTCAAGATTTAGAATAAACGCATTCCATGATGTCCAATCTGCAGTATCATCTATTATTCCTCCGTGTAGAATATCAAGTGCTCCTCCAGAATAGTAATTATATACACCATCCGCACCAGTCCCACCTTTAGTTAACCCAATTTCGCCAGGGCTTGCATAATAAGAGCCGCCATAGTGCTGACTAAGTACACCGGCAGATCCTGCACCGCCAGCTCCACCAAGACCTGACTGGTCAATATTACCATTTAATGTAAGTTTATTTCTTACATAAATACGTAATGCTCCTGTGCTATCATATAGTTTAACACCAGCATTGATCGTCAAATTATTATATTGTTTCACTACACCTGCGAGATCGGTATCGACAGAGATTGTTACATCTCCATCGCTACCATCTCCCCAATGCACTTCTGGATAATATGTCATTAAATAATCACCCATCCTGTTGATATAGCTTGTATCGTAATAGCTTCATATTGTACTGAAATGTCTAAAGTAAGTTCGCCATCTATAGTTTGTGTGCTATATGCATCTATAATTACATCATATGTTGAAGATGCATCCATACGTTTAATATGGTAAATCTTTCCTACGTTTGTAGATGCATCAGGCAATCTTATAGTAATATCATTGGATGTTGCATCGCATAAGATAGTATAATCTGATGTAGTAAGTGTATAATTGCCTGTTTTAGTACTAATCGGATATACTTGAGTACTAATAGATTGCCATGCTGCAGATCCTGCGGTTGCTCCAGCTACAAGAATCTTTCCATTATTTGTAGTGCTAGTAGCAGGAACCGCTAAATAACCATCTACTGTATTAAAGTTATCGAGCTTTGTCTTATATCCGTCAGTAAATACATTCGAATCTGTCGCATCTGCAACAAGCTGACGAATTTCTGTAGCTGTCTGATCCGCAGTTGCATTCGTCTCTATGCCATCTACCTTTGTCTTATATGCATCTGTAAATACATTTGAGTCTGTTGCAGAATCTACAAGTGTACGAATCTCGGCCGCTGACTGATCAGCGGTTGCATACTCTTCAATTCCATTAAGCTTTGTAACTTGAGCACCTGTCATAAGACCTGCATTTCCACCTGCAACAGCATTTGGAATTACATCAGTTCCGCCAGTAACGTGTTGGCTTCCGTGAGTCTGCGGGTATGCATAACCGCTTGCATTAAAGTAAGACGCAAGCTGAGCAATAGTTTTTGATGGAGTATCTGTCCAATATGTTGAACCGATAATTCTATCAATCATTACTCTAATATTCTTTACTTCATCTAGTAAATTAGCAGGGCTAGTTACTAAGGATGTAGGTGTATTAGAGTATCCGAGCTTCGAACTTTGAATACTTGTTTCAGGATGCATGCTACCATCGGTAGTTGTTGTCCTGTGTGTTTCAATACCAGTAGATACTGCTGATGCAATTGTTGAGCCAACGTTTAAGCGAGCTACATTTATCTGACCAGTACCAGTGGTATTAATCAAATTAATAGTCGCATCGGCAGTAAGATTGACATCAGCATCTGTATCGATCGTGTCTAATTTGTCATAAATTGCTTGGAGTACAGAGACATGATAATCTAAATCATATTTAATATCATCAAAGTCGTCATTCACAGGGTCGTTGTCAATGATTGTACCAGCAATATAGTCTGACCCACCATTTGGGCCAGGAAATGTTGCATTGTTAACTGTTGTCATTTATTTATCTCCATCTGTCATCTGTATCCCATTCAGCATCAGTATCTGCCCAATAGGTTTCCTCATAAACTATTTCGTAATATATTCCTGCAGCAATCGCACCAGACAATGCTGCTTCTATTTCATCTTCCCTAGAAAGTAAATCAGAAATTAATTTTATCTGGATATGGCAAGGTGAAGTTTCAATAACTTGAAAATCATCAGACTCTAAGAGTAAATAATTTTCTAAGTATTCGATAATAGAATCTTTTGTACCTGCACCAGTCTTAATAGATATTAATTCTTGAAGTCTTAATCTATAGTTGGTATCAGTCTCTCCATCTAGTCTAGGAGCATTAATGAATCCGCCCAATGTATCTAGATGATTAGCGCGCGCACTATTAAGTCTATGTGCATCTCTAACTTTAACTGTTTGCTCATACACCTCTTCGAATGCATAAGCAATAGCATCTATTATACGTTCTCTATTAGATTCCATTATAATCTCCTGTAAAACATTGGGAATTGTCTATCCACACGATCTTTAATATTTGTTGTATAATGGGCCTCAATATTACGAATTGACGGTACAACAGTTAAAGTATCGGTTTCAAATTCAACTTTAAACTGGATATATCTATTATCAGCCTCTATCACAGGATGTTTTGTTGTATATGCTACAAATAGATTTACTTGATGCTCATCTAATAAATTATCAGATGCAAGCGTAATCATATTTCCATAAACAGATGCATCTGTTGCATAATTAGTATAGTCGGCTGCTAAGCCTACACGTGCCTCACCAACGATAGCTGAATCAATATATGAGTTACCATATACATCGCGACCATTACGATACTCATTTTCCTTTAATATTGAAATTAAAATATTAATATCGTAATCAGTCATTACTCTATAATTAAATAAGCTCATACAATTTTCATGTCGTGTAGCACCTACTTCAAGTTCAACCCAATCTCCCATATCCTCTGGGTCACCTGACGTTTTATAGTAATATACTAAATCAGTACCAAATGGTGTAGATATATCAGCAATAAATTCTCCATAATGATGAAAATTTTTAGTAGAGTCTTTAACTTCTGTAATTAAAGACCCTGTTAGTGAATCATCATCTAAAGTGATATTTCCGGTGGAGCTATCGAAAGTGACATTATTCAATTCGCAGTATGATAAATCATTTTCCGTCTTCCACTCATGCATTAACATTTAATCACCTTGTTACTATAATTGTGTTTGCGACAGGAATTTGTATGGTACTGCCAACTAGATATTCTTCATGCCCTTGATCAGCAGCGGTATCGCCATCAAGAGTAAATATATCCAATGTTGCATTATCAATATCATCATGGCCGCTAATAGCAATTTGAAGTATTTTATTTTTCCATAACTTATCTTCTAACCCAAGTTCATTAATAAACTCTGCAATATCTGTTTCTATTTCATCTTGAACTTCATCTTTCTCTGAATCTGTTAAATCAGAATCTTCATCCCAAAGAAGTGTTATTGTAACATCGATTTCAGCTTCTGGTATACGATAGAACCATGAATAAGGTGAATCATTATCTCCCTCTGCATATGAACTATCTGTACCATAGCCGATTGACTGAACTCCAGCTGCACGAGTCGTTTCTATTGTGTGAACAATAGTATCTTCTGTATCAGCATCTCCTACAACTCCACCGCTAATATATATTTTAATCTTACCTTGAGAACCAGTCGCCAATGGACTTGTATTCTTATAGTAATATACAACCGTAACATCTTGATCAGTTGTTAGCGCCGGACTGAATGTAATTAATCCAGATGTCTCATTATAACTATCAACAGTAAGAGCACCATCTGTTGCACCAGTGACACTGACAATAGAATCGATTGGCGTGTCTGTTACTGTTACAGTTGTAGCACCTGATGAGACAGTAGAGAATACTTCAGTATCGTACGTTGTATTGTAATTTTCACAGTAGTAAACAACAGTAACATCCTGATCCGTAGTTAACGCAGGGCTGAATGTTATCTCGCCTGTAAAATCATCAAACCCTGTTATAGTTAATGTACCATCTGTAGCTCCGGTTACACTTGTGACTGTATAAATTGGTGTATCATATACTGTAACGCTTGTTGAACCAGATGCGACTGATGAGAATATTTCAGTATCTTCAACTGCATAAAAATCTTGCACGATAACGTTCGTTACACCAGTAACATTTCTAATCGTATACTCAATAGATTCAGCGGTAGCATTACCAATTGCATTGGCGGTCTGTTGAATTCTTTGTCTATAGAAGTAATCCGATTCTTCGTCATATCCACCAGTTATAGCAGACTCATTTTCTACCGAGTGTATAAATGTAATATCTGAAACCAGAAGATTCACTGCGCCAGTCAGTGCATTTGAATCGTAACCTAAGTCAGATGACTGTACTGGAAGTGTAATACTAATAGGATAGTAATCGATTGTAAGTTCAACACCTGCAGGAACTTGAATTCCAGTTGTTATTTCACGACCATTATATGTAGCGCCAGATGTATAATCATTTAAATCATCACCAGTGATTGATTCTATACCTCCGATGATATTTTCAACTGAGAATATTGTAAATGGAGACGTCTGAGCTTCATAAGTTTCATCAGTAATTCTTTGTGCGTAGTATCCAGTCTCGGTTGTAACATATAACGATGGATATGCATCAGATGTTGAGACAATTGTTCCAGATGGAATAACACGAGTCTGTGTGGTTGTCAATGGTGTTGTACGTTTAAATGTAACTTCACCTGTTGCGACAGTTCCACTAAGTCTATCTACACTTAAAAGCGCACCAATTTCATCAAGTGACTGCCCATATGCTGTCTCAATAAATCCAGACTTGTATGTTTCCTCTAACTGTGTCCATAATCTAACTAGTTCAACCGTGAATAAATCTGTTATATTCTTAATTGGACTGCCCGGTGTCAAATCGATATCGTCACCGAATAAATGCTGCAACCTAGTATTAATATCTGTACGTATTGCTGCATAATCTTTTTTAACAAACCCCGTTTCTGTGACTCCATAATCAGCCATTTATCTCACCTGTAATTTGTAATAATTCTCCAGAAGTTGCTATCTTTACTGTTGCAGAAATACTTACAGACTTTCCAGATTGCCTAACAACCTTAATATCTGTGACTTCCTTATATCTGGAATCTTTCAATATTGCTTGTTTAACTGTATATTTAATAAAGTTAGGAGAAGGATTGTATCCTAATATATCCTGTAATCTTGTCCCAAATGTTGGGTACAATTTATTCTCGCCAACAAATGTATTTAAAATGATTTGGATATTTTGTTCCAGATTTTCCTCTCCATGTAGTATTTCAATATTCTTTGTATCTGGGTTATAATTAAAATCAAAATCATCTGTTAATAAGATTGACATCACATTGCTCCTATATCATCGCTTGTTAGGTCTTCACCTTCAGCAGTTATTGTATCTCCAGTCATAATAATATCGCCGCCGGCAATAGTTATAACTCCCTCTGAATCTATACTTATACTCGATCCGCCGTTTTGAATTCTGATTGTATCACTCTGTAAATTAATAACTTCAGATGGCGCTCTTACTTGTCCTAAAATAATAGGATTTTTTAATTTAAAGCTATTACATGTAATAATAACTCTATCTCCTACATTAAAAGTTGGCATGATATATGAGCTATCACTTAAACATGGCGTCATAACACGACAATTCTCAAGTGTTAAATCATTTAAACTTGGTACAGAAACGCTTATTACTGCAGATTCTTCATTAATAGTTTCAATAACAGCTTCATATGTTCCAAAGAATTCATTATTGAACACTTTACGAATCATCGACTGTATAGATTTTTTAATATCTGTAACGACTGCTTCTTTACTTCTTGGTTTCATGCCTCTTCCTCTGATACAGGTATAGCTCTATAAGCTAAAACTTTCATCTCGTATCCGCTTGATATAGTTATTTCATGTGTAACTTCTTCGACTTTATATACTTCTTCATCAAATCGAATAAGACCGCCGGCCTCAACCTTAGGTGTTCCAAATATTTCAAAGTATATATAATATAATTGCCCTTCTATTTTAGATGTAGAATCTTTAAACTTAAAAACTTCATCAGTTACGAATGTATTTACATATACATCTTCTTGAATAAAATCCTCATCAGCAGAATAAAATATCAAATTCTGTTGGTTCTGTATTCTCATACGAATAGGTTTAGATGTCTCATCTTTTATTAGCTCGATAATTTCATCCGCCACTTCATATGCGGTTTTACCTTCAGTTGTTATAAAGTTGCTAAATTCAGTATCTACAGTATATTCAGGTATCTGGCAGTATACATTTGTAAATCCGTATGTAGAAACTAACGCAAAATATTCAGATAGTGAACCTATCTTTTTATAATCAGGATTAGTAATCTTAGATTTAGTAAATAGATATCTTTCTAAACGATCACCTTTGAGTTCCCACTTAGAATCCATTCCATCTATTGTATATGAAACATCATTTATTCTTACGTACTGCCACCCAGACCATAGTTTAGAATCACCAGACCACCCGAAGTTATATTGTAAATAATCACCTTCGACTATTACAGTATCATCTGGAAGATTCCATAATGTAAGTGTAAAAGTATCAGTTGAAGAGTCGATGTGGTCATATAACTTTAGTTCGATATCAACAATTTCATTATCGATATCTAAAGTCTGATATTGGTCAATTTGTGGCGGCTCATCAACTGATGTGACTTCTTCAATTAAGTCATGAATGATTTTTACTTTAATTTCACAAAAGTCCAATACCATATTTAAGCTCCTGCTATATTTACAATCCTACGCTGATTTCCTAACATATCTCTTGAGAATGCGAATATCTTCATGTATCCACCGAGCATCCATCCTGCAATAAATACATTTACTTTAGTTGTTGGATCTGAAAATCCCCAAGCATCTTTAACGTCCTCAGTTCTATTCTCTTTACCTCTTCCTGTAAAATCCGCATCAAATTCTGGATGAACATTCAATCGTCCGATAAAGAATTCAAAATCACCAGACACAGGAACAGATGTAATTAATTGTTGTCCGCCATTAACATCGGCATATACTTTAACAGAATACATATCCGCTAAATTACGCGCCCAAACATATTCATTGCTAAACCAATATATTTTATTATTTACTTGGTAGTTATTACTTCGACCATTAGGTTCAGGATCATTTGCATTAAAATAATCTTTATTATCTGACCGAACTTCTGCAAGAACAGCTTTACGGTCAATATATTCTGTCACAGAATTAGTAACATCCATTTCATATTCATACCATGTATTGTACATAGCAGAGTTTAATGATAGTTGATTATCAGGAGCCGTACGTCCAAGTATAGATGTAGTACCCTTATATGCAAATTGAGGTTTCCATTCGGCAGTATTATCTTCACTTACTTCGACTGTAATTTTAGGGAAGGATACTGTATACCAATATGGATTATTATCAGAATCTACTGTTTCATCATAGCTACCGTAATACGCAGACCAGAATCTAAACCCAATTGTATTTGTTCCAGGTGTGGTTAGTGATATAACATCTGTCGCTTCAATATAATCTGCGTGATCTTCGTGAACATCGCTAGGGCTACCTTCATATTCTTGAATATATTTTTTATATAATAATCCAAATTGATCTTCTACTCCAATACCAAATATTTGACCTGTCACTTCTCCAGAGAAATTATCATTAAATCTAATTTGTCCATCGGTTTGTACGGTATCATACCATAATGTAGTATCAGTATCATCTGATGTTTCAGAAGTAAAGGTTAATCCTGCTAACTCAGTAGAGTCAATAATATCCCAACCAATATCTGTAAACTTAATTATTTTAGCTTGAATTGAACAATTAACAACTTCTCTACTATTTTTATCATGTGTGAGTGATAAATTAGTCATAGCTAAATTGTCCAAGTATGTATCAATCGGGCTGGATGTTGTTAATGTAAATATACGATTATTATTTTTAATATACTCAAGCGCTTGAATAAATTGCTCGATTGTGAAACTGGTCTCACTACCTTCAACAAAGTCAGAAATATCAACTGTTGTAGATTCAGCGGCTTGTGTCGCTTCTTCTGTAGTAAGTTTTCTAACAATAATTTCATTACCAACAATTAATTCTTCAAGCCCATTAAATAAATTCTCATTCATTTTAATATCAAATGATATTGATGCTGGTGATATATTTCCAAACTGCGAACGCGATTCTCCTCTAATTGTATTACGACTTGTAACTGTCCTTCTTTGTGAGAATTGAATATTTTGAACTGTTGGTATAGTAAATGTATGCAGTTCTCCATCTTCATCCTCATAGGAAAGTTCGGTAATGGCAGGGCCGCCATTACGCTGAATCTTATGTAATACATTATCATCGTCGTTATAATATATTGAATTCATTAAACTTCTCCTGAGAATCTCTCTACCATCAATGTTCCAAGTTCATCATCAGATTCTATTAGAACATCTCCAACATAAATATTTGTTAATCCAGAACTTCCTACTGTTGTCATACGACCTGCCGCTGCTTCTGCATTGTTTTCCATTCTTGCTCTGTTAATTGATGATTGTCCGTATGCAACACTTCCAGCTCCAAGTGCAACTCCACCTAATCTAGCAGTATTTGCCGCTAAACCAAGTCCAGTAAACATTGATGCCGCTTGAAGTGCTATCAATGCACCAGTTAATACATTAACGGCTGTAGCTAAATCATAAGCGTCTTCTTGCGCTAATTTACTTACATATGAGAATCCCATCATAGCAGTCATCGCAATACCCATACCTGCACTAAGAAGTTTAGCTGTTCTAGCCACACTTGCTTGTGCATTTGATAATGCTTGCTGTCTTACTGCTGCACCTTCTGCGCTCAATCCTGCTTCTCTAAGGACTGCAGAATGACCAGTGAGCACCATCTTAAATTCAATAAATGTATTGATAAGAGCCTGTGTTGATATCTTCAGATTAAACTCTTCGCTAGCAAATAATTGAGTTGCTCCCTGCATGACAGCCATTAAACTTACAAGTGTTACTAGTGTCATACCAAGTGCGGTTAATGCTCCGGCTAATACTACTGCGGCCCCAAGCGCCATTTTAAATATACCAGGCATATTAGTTAGTCCTGTTGAAACGGCACCAAGCACATTTGCAATTAGTTTAAGTACAGGCGCGAATGCTCCACCAATCTGCGCATAGAATGATTGAATAGTATTCTGAATACGCTCAATTGAATGTGCGGCATTATCTGTTGCATTCTTATATAACTCAGTTGTGACTCCGGTTTCATTTACTGCAGTTTGCAGTCTATTCCAAAGTGCGGGCTGGGCTAACAACAGTTGTTGCAGCGCTTGCATCGCATTGACTTTACCACCAAGCATTTGAGTAAGTTCTTCTGCTGCTGCAGTTGCATTACTTGAACCTTGGACATAGCCACGCATAGTCTCAATGATTTTATTCATATCACGGAAGTCTTCAGTTGCGAATCCAAATTTGGTTGCAAACTTCTCACGAACATCAGCCTTCTGGAATTGTACCAGGAACTGACGGAATGAAGTACCTACGTTCTTAAGACCTGCTGATGAAAGTATACCGAGGTATGCAGACAGATCACGAACTTCAAGACCGGCTTGATATGCTGAACCTGCTGCGAACTCGAACCAATCAACCATGTCTTTCAATTCAGCAGTAGATGCGTTTGCGGCTGCTGTCATGGCATCTACAATCATAGTAGATTTATTGACATTCAGGTGGAAAGCTTCCATCGTTTTAATAACAGCATTTGAAGCATCCTTATAATCAATTTGAGCTACAGTTGCTACTTGAAGTACATCTGTTACGGCTTTCGTATTCTTTGTAACATCAATACCAGAAGCACTGAAACGCTCCATTGCTGATGCTACATCATTGATTCCGTAAACATTTCCAGCTTGTAACGCAAAGATATCTGAACGACTTAATGTTGATGTGAAATCTGTTGACTTAGCAATATAGTCAGCATAGTACTTATCGAATTCTGCAAACTCTGAAATAGTTTGTTTCATTATCATCTTGATTTGATTAAGAAATGGACTTACGAATTGAGTGATGATGTGTAAACTGAATGCTGCGCTGAATGCGTTCTTAATAGTTTGTGAACTCTTTTTAGCATTTGCTGCCATACGGTCTTGCTCTTTCTTGACCATATTGGTTTGATGCTTTGCTGCGTCTTCAGCATAATTGCTCATCCGTTTATTACTTGCAACAAACGAGCGTTCATATTGTTTCTGCTTAGCTTCCATACCGCTAAACATATTGTCAGCAGCCTTCATGCTATTTTCCATTGAGGCTTTTGACATAACATTCGATTCCATGCCTTTCATAGCAGCACCGAATCCTCGCATTCCTTGTACGTTCCACTGTCCTACTTGCGCTCTATCAACTACCCTTTGCTCTCTTAAATTCTGAGCAGCACGACCTACATCTAAGCCCTGCTGCATTACATCGCGAAAAGCTTTGGATCTTTTTGTTACGCGTCTACCTGGGCCAGCTTCACGCTTTTGTAAACCTGACATGGCAGTATTTACTTGTCTCACCGCTTTGTTGAGAGCCACGCCATTGACTATAGTTGTAACATCAAGAATAGTCTCTAATTTATTTACCATATAAACCCTTCATTAAAGTAATCTTCCTTTTCATCTGCTCAGGAGTATCTGTAGCAGTAATAGATAAAGGATTAGTTTTCGCGGGATTATCGTTCCGCATCTTGTCTATTTCGGCCTTATAATTTTCTGCACAAGCTACAAGGAAAAGAATCTGTAATGGAGTAAGGTCAGAAGGCCCATCTGTCAATTTATAGTGCGACCTTTCTCCATTTAATATAAAGTCTAACTGTTTACCGCGTGGACTACTCGCGAAAGTCTTCTACCAATTCTTTTGAATCTGGTGAAGCTCCACTAATCTCACGTACAAAATCTGCAAGTGCGGTAATGCCAGAAAGCTGCTTGACCATATCTACCGTAAGGCCAGCGTCAGTAAAATCTTCCATAGCTTTACATACGATAAACGCATTTACTTCTGTTGAAGCTTTTAGAATTTCTCCCATAATGACGCCTTCTGGAAGATCATCTTCAGAAGTTGACTCACCCATGTGCATCATATATTTCTTTGTGACTGGATCGGTAATTGCATCAAATGCAAGTGCGTCTGCTTCATTAAGTTCTAAGTCTGTAAGCGGTCTAACGTATACTGTTCCTGCAGGAAGTTCATATTCCTTTACAACAGATTTTCCTTTCTGAATTAATTCGTTAATGTTAAAATAAGTTTTCATAATGTTTCCTCCAAAAATTATTTAAAAAAAAGGTGAGTAAGCTTACTCGCTTACTGCAGCCTTTGAATCGATTGTGTCACTACCAAGGTTGGTTGCAACAGTCTTAAGTGCTATTCCACTGAATGACATTGTAGCTACGCCACCTTCATTCGTGATGTCTACAGGTGTTGCATTTGTAAAGTAACAATCTTCCCATGCTACCTCATCAAATGTCCACTGATCCAGATCTGGCTTTGAGTTAACGATTCCAATTGAGAATCTTCCTCTGTTAATTGCAGTTGCATACATCTCGCGCATTACATCTGCATTAACTCCCTTAACGGTAAAGTCAAATGTAAATCTTTCGTTCTGAGCTGCGACACCAATGTTCGCTTCTTCTATTGAGTCAATAATCTCGAATGGTAAATCAGATGTAGGTGAGAAATTCTCAATCGGTGTGATTGGCATTTCATCGCCATCTACAGTTCTGAATCTAACTCCAAGTCTTGTTGTAACTTCGTAATCAACCATTTATATCACCTTATGCTGTAAACTTAAGATCAACATCGATTGAGTGGATTGAACCTGCATATTCTACGCTGATTGATACATCAACATTTCTTGTAGTTCTTGCTGTCGTAATCAGTGTCTCTTCTGCGGCGCTTCTTGATGCTGCGTCCTTTGCCAGCGCATTTGCTACTGGAACACTGATTGCGAATGATTCAAACTCGCCAGCATTTACTGCAACCTGTAAGATACCTGAGATCTTATTAATCAGTGATGCCATACCGACTCTGTTAATCTGTAACCCACCAATTACTGTAGGTGATGTTAAGTTTGCTTTAAGTTTGTATACTATGTCATCGATAGTTCTACGCACGTCAAGGAAATAAATTCCGTCTGCTACAGCTCCCATTGTATATGCTGACTCAAGTGCAAGACCTGAACCTGCCAGATACAGTGGATCAATCACTGGATTAAGATGTGCTGCTACGAGCGCTGTTCTCTGTGCTGTTGTGAATTCTGCTGTCTGTGTGATACCAGAAATTCCTCTGAGGATTGGTGACTGCCATGGATTGATAGACACGATAAGTCCTGCAACTGCTGCTGCGACATCGTTGTCTGAGTTATGTGCAATACCGAATACTCTGTCTTCAGATGCAGTCAGAAGTCCAGTTACTGCTGATGGTGCTGTTGAAGCGTCTTCTCCGCTGTCAAGCATGAATACACCAATACGTTCTGTGACTGCTGCATTTACGTGATCCAGAAGTTCTTCTGAAACGTATGCGTCTGTATCTGTCTCTACTGTGTTTGCTACAACGACGACCTGAATATCTTTTTCTGCTAACAGACCAAGCCCAGTTCCAACTGTTGTAGTTGTCTTTGTGTCTCCTATATCAACGATCCAAACCTTTGCTGCGCCGTTCTGGAATGCCAGTTTTGCTGCGAGTGAAAGGTCACAATCAGTTGCGTATAATGCATCTACTTCAGCAGGTGAGCCTACGAGTAAGGCTTCAGTCATAGCTGATGTACCTACACCAACAATTCCGACTGTACCAGTGTCTCTAATTGAAACGCCAGCGAGTTCAGATACGTCGACTGTTACATTAACAAATGCCATTTCTTATTCTCCATTAATTTATTGTAATTGAAATATCTTCTAAGTCAACATCTACTGATTCAAGTGGTGCACTTGCTTCACCCATGTTAACTTGCCAAGTGTCAGGATAAACTAATCCAATACTAAACGCCTTAATAACTACGACATCTTCGCCAATTAACGTGGAGAGATCAGTTATATCCGTACGTCTTGGAATCGAAATATCATAATCCATCATCGTAGCTTCTAAATTAGCTTTTACCCATGTATTAAGATCTTTTAAGACTTTACCAACTGTCCAGTTCGCTCGTCTAATCGCTACATAAGTAACTGTAAATTCTGTGTCATCATCAGGCGTATCAACACCTAACCAATTAATGTCTATTCCATTGGAAGCGACTTCGTAGTCAGTGTCTTCTACAAATGTAGTTGTGCCGTCTGTGATTGTAATTGTTCCGGTAACTGGTTCAGTAAGTCTATAAGTTGCTGTGCCATCTTCATATGTAAATGTGTCGACCATTGTGTCTTCTTCATCTTCAGCACCAACGACTAATCTTAGAGTTGCCTCTAGATATTCCTTATAGTCTATTGTGTTATCGGTTGCATTGTATTCACCATAATCGTCAATTGACCTAAAGTATGGTGTGTTGAAATCCAAGAACTGTACTGCTACAGTAACTCCTGGATATTTATTAGTTTCGTAAACGTTATTTAATTTAGTCGCAGTGACTGTTCCATCAATAAATGTATTTGGAATCAAGTCAAATATAGTATATTGGATATCCGGATCTAACATTAACTCACCCACTGAAACTCAAAGTGAGTTCCGTTTTGAATAATCTTTCCTTTTTTATTTTCCGTTAAGGTATTATTCTTACCTCTTCGAATACCTTGTTCTAATGCATTTGGTGTAATACCGGCGTTCTCTCTTCTAGTAATACCTTGTGGCGAGAACCCTTGGGCTAAATGCACCTTTGCTTCTTGAAATGTTTTATTGAATATCCTATGTTCTCTATAACCAATCTTAGTCATTGATTGATAGAAGAACGGACGTGCTGGTACACCTATACCATATTCGTGCATAGCAGCTATTTCAGCTACTGATTTTGATGTTCTATTTTCTACTTCATCTTCAAATCCAACTACAATTGTATGATACTTTGTCATTGGATCCACATGTATTTCGAACACTAACGATTGTAACATCAATCCTGTTTCTGCAAGTGGTGTACTATAATTTAAAGCATTAGGATTTGCGGCCCGCCTATCTTTCGTTGCATCTGATAGAGCTTCAAGATTGAACTCTCCATTCATGATACCATCGATGATAATCTGCGCCCACTCTTCAACCAGCGCTATCGAATATTCACGCGCATAGTTGGATGCAACGACACCGGCCAATTCACCGATGCCTTCTGCAAATTGTCCTAAAAACTTTTTAACATTATCTTGTACCAACGTTTACTTCCTCCAGTACATATTTCATATATGCACCTTCGTCTGACCAATTTTCTACTTGAGTAACAATCATTCTTTTACTACCTGAAGTAATAACATCGTGATGTTTTAATACAATTTCAGATATTGGTACATATAGTTTCCACTTTCCACTTATATCGTATCCTACAGGCATATGAACTAAGTCTTTATTGCTCATAGGCTGTAATGATCCTTGGAAGGGTGTTAGGGTCGGGGAGCTTCTAACGGGATTGCCACGGGCATCTATAGCCTCCGTAGAAGCCGCTGAGACGAGATTTAGTTCCTTACTAATAGCAAGAATCGCCGCAGTCATATCCTGTATCATTTAATCACCTCACCCTGTAGAATCCTTTCTTAAAATTGGCAACTAATTTCTGGTAGCGAGCATTTGCTTTAACCGCTACATCTCTAATCTGTGTATATGATCCACTTGTAGATGATGATACTGTAATGTCTCCAATCTTAATTGAATCGCCAGTAGACGAACTAGATAGATTATTTAATGCATCTTGGTAATGTAGCGATGCAATCTTAGACCCTAACAATAGATATAAGTGAGATGCCTTAACTTCACGTCCTGTATAATAATAATTAATATACAGGGATTCCGATGTAGATAGTTGTGCATCAAACTCTAAATATCTTTGTGATGTATTAATTGCTAATGGAACTTTTTCAACTTGTTCTGTAAATTCATATGTTGGGATTTCCATTGTATAAATATCAATGTCATATTTTGATACTGCGCCTGAACAGTTCTGGTCAAATATGAATCTATTAGGAAGTTTATAATATGCGTCTTGAATCCAGTTAAGTTGCTCGCTATATACACGAATACAGATATCAAGCATAAGTTCATCTTTTGCTACCGGAAGCAAGGCATCAATTCTTGCATCTGAAATTTCTGTTGATGCAATGTTTTCTACATTACGCATGTGTGAAATAAGTTTCTGCTCAAATGTATCAACGTCTTCTTTATCTGTCTCATCGACACCATCGGTAAATGAAACTCTAATGGTAAGAGAGACATCTACGTCTTCATCTTGCCAATCAATTTCATATGCTGGGATTGTATCAACTAATGTTTCAGTTGCTCCATCCCATGTATAAATTTTAGCCTCGGTCATACCATCTGGTACTTCCGGTAATAGTATGACTGCGCTCATGTATTTACTCTTCCTCAGTTTCGTCTTCTGTGTCTCTTGAGTATTTAACTACGCTCTTAATAAAGTCAAATATCTCATCCTTAGTATAACCATCTGGCGCGGCATCGAGTAATTGGTCTTCGAGCTGTCCTAACTCTTTCTTTGATATGTTCTTAGCTCTACGCTCAATGACTGCCCAAATAATACCTGCTACTGTTGTAGCTGCTAATGTAATTGTTGCTGGATCCATTTATAATTCTCCTAATAATTTTGTCCATTTTGGTTGCACTACTTCATGAGTATAGTTCTTTGCATATTCAAGAGCTTTCTCGCTGAGTTCGCCTCTCTGTTTGAGGGCCATTTCAATTCCAGAAGTAACTCCTTCTTTGCTGACTATTGCCCATGCTGTGCCATTATTCATTTCTTCTAATCCTTCAACTGGTATCATAATACCTGAGTCTTGGATTAGTTCAATTTGACCACCGTAATTTGTAGCTACGCATGGAACCCCACATGCCATTGCTCTCATTGCTGCAATGTTAAACATGTCTGCTCTGTTCGTTGTAACAAAGACATCCATTGCATTAAATATATCTGAACTGCCAGGTCCACCAACCAACATGACTTTATCGCCAATGTCCATATTTGCTACCAGAGGGATAAGTGGGAAATCAGCTTGTGGAGATTCCATTTGCGTGTTCAACATAAGAACTGGATTCTCAACTAAGTCTTTATCTACGAACTCTTTGAACCCAAATAACAGGGGCATTAAATTTGTCCTGATATCTTGTGGGCCGGAATATCCGATGACTACTGCGTCATCGAGTTCGAATTCATCCACATACTCCTCCATTTCTTCAGCATTAAATGGTTTAAATATTTCTGGATCATATGAGAATGGAATTGGTTCTGAGATATTTTCAATACCTGCTTGTTCAAGTACCTTCTTTCCAAACTCTGTCATAGGCACAAAGATATCTGCCTTAAGTTCTGCAATGTTCTTGTCTAGTGGAGCCGCATCAATTGGGCACACATAAACTAACTTCTGACTGTCTGTAAGTTTGTACTCCTTTACTACTAAAGGATGTTTGAACGCTATAACGACATCTGCTTCCTCGATAGAATCAACGACTTCATATGTCTTGCTGATTTCTTCAACGGTCGCATCTGCCATACCATTATCATGATCTACGAATACTTTCATTTAATTGCCTCCGAAATATACGCTCCCAAAAGGGTTCGAACCTTTAACCGCTCGATTAACAGTCGAGTGCACTACCAATTATGCTATGGGAACTACTTCTACTATATATATGTTTCTCTATGTTGCTGCTAGTATATAAAGGTTGTGCCGCAACTATTTTAAGAGTACCCACTGCTCTCGATAACACTCATATTTACCTGTTGAGTTATCAATGTGTGGATATAGTGTAATTTTCTTTGCGTCAACTGCAGCGTGAGGTATAACATACCAAGCGTCCTCTGGAGATACATAACATAACATATAATCAATTGAACCTTGTTCATATGGTGTTCTATCGCAACCATTAACAGCTTCAAGTTTATATCTACGCCCTTCTGATTTTGTACTAGTAGATTTTACTTGGATTCTATTTAATTTTCCATTCCAATCAACTATTAAATCATATGGTAATGTATCGATAACCGGTTGACTTACAGCAAAATGCATTTCTGTAAGTTTAATCATTGCTTGGAGTTCTGCGACTCCACCTGCGATTCTAGGTAACACTTCTTTGCCTCCGTGTAATGTTCTGATGCAAGATATAGTAATGCTACTACATTAATTTCATCCATACCTTGTCCAGTAATACTATTATGAAATATTAAATTATGTAATTCTTTTGGAATAAAAATTCCGATATTTAAATCATTATTTAAATGTAAGTGATGAAATTCTGAATTATCAAATCGTGTATTCAATGGATCGAATCCATAACCACGGCGTTTATGAGCATCGCGAGATTTAACTAATTTGCCAGCATCTGTTTTTCTATATGCAGCAACTCTTGCGCGTATATCATCCTTGTGTTCCGCATAATAAGATTTATAATATTCATGCATTTGTAATTTTATTTTATCTGCATTTTCTTCTAAATATAATTTACGTTTATCTTTATTATTTTCATAATAAGATTTATTCCACGCTTTACATTTATCAGGATTATCATCTCTAAATTTTTTATCAAGCTCTCGTCTACAATCTTTACATTGAGTACGTAGTCCATCTTTATGAGTTCGGTCTTTATGAAACATCGATTCATCTAACTCTCTATTACATCTACTACATACTTTCATAATACCTCAAATTATAACTTTATGATATTCCCAATCCTCTGGAGGAAGGAAATATTTTCCAGTCTGCGGCTCAAGTAGGTACACGACAGAATCTTCTCCTACGAAAAGATTCAGAGAATGCATTCCGCCGCGTTCGCCAGGTTTTCTGTCTACTTTCACTCTACCAAGCGCATGACCTTGCCGTAGCATTGCAAAGTTAGCTTTCATTACAACGGAAAATCCATCGCAATCAAAAACTTCCTTTTCGTATTTCATTTCTGGCACATAACTTGCGCTCACAAATTTTTCTAAGAACTCAAGATTGACAAGCATATAACTTGCATCTTCACGCTCATAATCAACTTTAATATCTATTGTTTCTTTAATCAATGCATCTAATTCTTTAGATGTTACATCAATCTGTGTGGTCTGACGGGGCATTAGTTCGTATAAGAACTTAATTGCTTTATTGATTAAATCCATGTAATCTTTCCTGCGATAGATATAATTTTATTGAATGTGCCCTGTGGAATTTGCATCCACGGCCTTCCGGGTGCAAGCCGGACGCTCTTCTAACTGAGCTAAGGGTACACACTGAAGGCTAGGCGGAGGCAACCATCATAGCCTTTCATATGTTTAAATGGTAGATAAATGTAATTAAATAAATATTGCTATAATTGCTACGATCATACATATAAGTGCGACAATCCAAGAGTAGATTTCGCGGTTTCCTGTATGTTTAGCGTCTTCGGTCTTTAGTTTACCAATGTCGCGCTCCACGACTGATAAACGGCCATTCACATCCGCTAGATTGTTCTTAAACTCTCTGCGAATAGATGCGTCGGTTTCTCTGACCTCAGTTTTAATCTCCCCCATTTCTCTTGCTATCTCTTTAAAACTGGTGTCAAACATGTTGTGTAAACTTTTCACTCGTTCGTCCAACCTGATAATAAGATCACGGGTAGTACCGTCGCTATCCATAGGCTATCACCTGTAAAAATCGAAAAAAAATTAAAAAAAAAGGTGTTAGGCTTATGCGCCAACACCAGTTACAAGTCCTACAATAGCACCAGAGTTGAGTCTAGCTGCCTTGTACATTGTAGTAGCATAGATGTAGTGCTTTCTTTGCTGTGGCTTGTATTCAGTTTCGATTGTGACAGGTCTCTTAACAGCGAGTGCTGCTGCAGCAGACTTGTCGATGAGGATTGCGAGGTATCCAGTTTCTCCTGTTCCAATTCCTACGCTTGGTACGTGGAGGGACTCAACAATGTCAATTCCGTAGAGTCTTGTGATTACACCGTTCTCTCTGAACTGAGTTGCACCAGCCTTACTTGCATCGATGAACATGTCATCTTTCAGAAGTGAAGCTGTCTGTCTTGGGTGGACAAAGAGTGTGTCTGCCTTGAATCCTGCTTCCTGCATTGTGACCATACCTTCTGCGATGAGTGGCATGTCAAGTACATCAGTTACAGCGACTCCAGCGATGTCTGCTCCTGCGTATGCGACGTCATAATCTGCTGCTACATATGTAGTTGCTGATGCGTCTGCTTCGAGGACAGTGATTGGGTCTGTGTCTGATGCTGCTGTGATAGCTGCGACAATGTCCTGGTCTTCCTTGATTGCAATTCCTTCTGCGAGCTGCATCTTAAGGTTGTCAAGCATTGAAATCATAACTTCATCGATTGCCTGTTTTGTGACGGATGTTGCCATACCGACCTCTGTTGGCTCGATTGTTACTGTGTCGAAAGACAGTTCAGTGTTGATTGGTACATCAGTAAGGTCATTTGCAATGTCCTGTGCACTGTATGTAGTGTAGTCGATGTATGCTCTCTTAGGCAGTTTAATAGTAGAACCAGGCTTTCCTACAAGGTCAGTATTGACTGTAACGAAGTTTCTGAATACTCTAACGGCTTCTGCTGCCTTCTCGATCTCTGCTCCCCATACTTCTGGAATACGTGCTGTAACGTCATCGTGTGAAATTTCGTCACCATCAGCAAGGGTCATGTTCTGTAAATCTTCAATTGAACTCATATAAATTCTCTCCAATTCGGTTAATGTTGTTTAATAAATGTTTATTGTGATTTGCTCATAAAGTCAATAAATGCTTTAGTAGCGTCTCTGCCAGTTAACTCTTTCTTTGTCTCAGAAAGTGTCATATCAACTTCTGGAGCTGAAAGTTCAACTGTAGATTCTTTCTTTACGGATTTGCGCTTTGCACCAACTGTTGGAGTCTTAAGTCTCTCAACTGTCTCGATGTATGCACCGAGTTGTGCTATTCCCATATCAGCCAGGAATTCCTGATCTGCATTTGGATCTGCTGACATTGCTACTCCTAAGAGTCTGTCATGCTCCGCGTTAATCATTGTTTCGTTCTCTGCCTTAAGTACAGATACTTCAGCGCTTAATGCGGCCTTCTCAACCTGTAATGCTTCAATCTTTGCATTTGCGTCGTCAATAAGACCCTTAAGCTCAGCGATTGCGTCGTCGTGGCTTGAAGCTTCGACTTCTACTTCTTCAACTGTCTCTGCTGATGCTTCAACTTCAACTTCCTCTGCAACCTCTTCTACAACTTCTTCTGTAGATGCTTCGACCTCTGTCTCCTCGACTTCTACTTCCTCAGTAGATGCCTCAACTTCTTCGACCTCTTCAGTTACTTCCTCTGTTGATGCTTCGACTTCAACGTCTTCAACAATCTCTTCTGATGCAGCCTCAACCTCTTCAACGGTTTCCTCTACAACTTCCTCAGTAGATGCTTCGATTTCTACTTCAACTTCGACTTCTGCTACCTCTGATGATGCTGCGATTTCTGTAACCTCAGGCTCTTCGGTAACTTCAATATTCTCTTTTGTGCTCATTTCTGTTTCACCCTTTTCAAATAAAGAATTCCACTCCTCTTGAGCCTTCCTGAAAGATTCAATAGCTGCAACAAACTTCTGGCATGCATCGTATTTCTCTGCATCATCGCTGTATTGTTCGCAATCAACTTCAGGGTTCTCAATTATATTCTCGGACATGCTAGTTTCTCCTTCTTTGAAATCCTTGTCAAGCATGCAAGTCCTGCAAGCAGGATTACGTACTAAACTGATTTCCTTCGGGGAAAAGATCTCTGTAGCAACACGTCTAACTACATCAAGCCTTACAAGTGCGCCAATACTTAATCCACGCTTCTCGCCTGACTTAACAGCTTCAATTGACGCTGGGTGTCTTAATACACCTTTAGTAACCATGAACCCAAGTTCTGTTTCGGCAGTACTTAATATAGTACCGACAGTACCAAGTTTATGTTCACATAAAATGTCAACACCTTCAAATGCTTTAGCAGCGGCACGTATAACCTCTCGTGGATAATACGCTGTATTGCCGTTTGCGTCTGTCCAGACACCTTCTTCTAATGCTGCACCTGAGAAATATAAAAGGCCGTCTTTCTCCTCATATGAAGAGAACTGAATTCCCATTATTATTTCATCATTTGATATCATATTAATACCCTTATTCTATGTAAGGACGTTGGTCTAGTGAAAGACGAATTCCTCGTCTATAAATTGGATTTGCCATGGGCATCCTCTCTACTATATATATCTTGTGCTATGTAACCTATAGTATATAAATCTTTCGGTGATTGGAGCACATATTTGCCCCAAATCCGAAATAAATCGATATATTGAGGTGCGCGACTAATAATCTTCCTTTTTAGTTTCGTATAATCGTTTAATGTAAAATGCTTGTATTTCTACACTCTGGCGTGTTTTGAATCTATCCTTTGGTAGCAAACAAAATACTGCGACATATGATCCGCCCTCCAAAGGTTGTCCTACCGTCACCTGAAAGCCGTCAACTTGTACAGCTTTAAAATTGGTGAGAGAAGAGTAATCCATTAAGGATACTCTCCAAAAGTTAGGTAGTTCAGTAATCTTCATTCTTATTCCTCAAATATTTCTGATGGGAAAACTTCTGATTGGATAAGTGCATTCTTTGCAATCTCTGGTGTGAATACATCTGACTGCGTTGCAAATCCAATGTTATTAAGTAATGTGCTCTTGCTTAATGGTTCTGGGTCATTGAACTTCATTGTGACCTTTCCTTCACAGAATGTTGGGAAAATTTGCTTCTCAAATACATCTGCTACAATCTTCTGCTTTACCTTCAAACTCTGCAGCCACTCATTATATCTTGGTTCGAAATCATCAATACGGAATGTAGCTGTCGCACTGACAAGTTCAATAGGCATACTATATGCTGCAGCGATTTCTGCTATGTTTGGTTCAAGATAAGAAGCCACATTGATTGACGATGTTGCATTACCAAGGGACTTGATATTATATCTCTCAGATGTTACATATGCAGATTCAGATGTAAAGTTCTGGCTAAGTTCGTCAGAGACAAGAAGAATATCATCTGCAGAGGCACCGTCAATAGATACATGCATTACGTTAAGTGAACGTGAGAATGCTTCCGCGCTGGTACTTCTAATAAGACCTGCTTGTGTAGCTGGCTGCATTGCTGCTTGAATTGAAGAGATACCTACATCTGAACCGCCGAGGCTCAGGAACTTAAGCATTCCAATTTCATTTGCATCCCACTTAGCAACTTCTTCACTTCCTCTTGTCTGAACATATCCTACAAGGAATCCATCCTTATCATACATAATGTTATTTTCTGAGTCTCTCTGGAAATCCATTTCTGCTGGAGGAATCTCTGCAAGACATAATCCATCCGGCCCGTCAAATGGCTCAAGATATGATGCACCATAGACATAAGCATCTAGTACAAAATCGTGCAGTAATGTATCAAAAGAGACATTCTCCATCAACTGATCGATTGCTTTCTGGTCGCTTGCTTTTTCCGGAGTAATAGTATATCCGTTTCTTATAATACCATTAGTTGATTCATTGATAGCACGATGGACGTGTCCATTAACAAGATACATATATTCCTTTGTACTGTCCTTCATCAGATTTACAGTACCTGTAAGTTTTCCTGCTGAATCTGACTTCTTCTTTCCGGCGCCTTTAATCTGACCGGCTAATGAAACTACTGCTTCTTTTATTCTAGCAAATGTTGGTTCGGAAGTCTCAACTGCCTCTGGAGTTAAAAGTTCTACCTCCTTTGGTTTAGGCGCTGCGAGCCTTGATAACTTCTTTGGCTCTGCCTTTTGTGAGCTGCTTCCTGCTGAAATACCTTTTCTACCTTTCATTTAATCTCTCCGTTTAAAAATTTAATCGCCTTATCATTAATTTCTTCCATACCATGCCATGTTGTAGATGAATGTGGTATAGATTTATGTAACTCTTTTGGTATCCAAATACCTATACTAGTATCGCCAAATAAATGGAGATGATGAAATTCCGCACCATCAAAATATTCATTCAATGGATTAACTCCCCATGATTTACGGCGCGCATGTTTTTTCAAATCAGATTTTGCCTGAATAATCTTATACTTATCCGGATTTTCAGCTCTCCAATTTTTATTATAATCTAGTATCTTTTCTTTATTATCTATATAATATGATTGATGTCTAATACTCTCACACTCTAAACAATCATACGAAGCGCCTGTGCTTCGCGCAGAATGTTTTGAAAATTCTCGAAGAGGTTTTATTACGCCACATACACGACATAATTTAAAACCCCATTTAAGTAATATTTGGTCTAATTGTTTCTTGCTCCATTTCTTTCTAGAGCACGATTTACATGTACCAATATACCCATTATGCGATTTATTAAAATAATATTCAGATAGAGGTTTCTCTATCTGACATACTACACATTTTTTCATACTAATGCAACCCTATTCTTCCGTGGATGATATGCTCCGCGTCTGTCATCGAAACCGATACGTTTTCTTTTAGTTGCAATACCAATACTACCTGAGCCATATGATACGCCTGCAGCTTCAATTGCTAATGCAAAAGACATACAAATATCGTCATGCCCATTACCAGCAGCTGCAATTCTCATATAATGTGTTTCTGGATTTTCTTTGTATACCAAAGATGCAAGTTCTCTTAATACATCATCATCCGGCGGAATACTAAGTTGTTTTTTATTTAATACAGTAGACATCTTAGTCATTAATGCAGGTTTTGTTTTTCTATTAAAATTAAATGCCTCAACACGATATTTAGGATACAACGAACGTATTTCTCGTATAACACCCTTTCCGGCCTGACCGTCATCCACAAGTATTTTAGTGACATTAAACCTTGATGCTTGATCTCCAACTTTAAATGCTATTTCATCTTCTGTACAATTCGTATATCTTTGATATTCAACAATACGCATATTTTCTGGATCAGTATAATCAATTACAGACGATACAGTAAAGTCCCGAACCATACCAACATCTAACCCAATGGCGTATTTACGCTCTGGATTACCAATTGTTAATGCTTCGTAATCGTATGCTACTGCAGACTGTATAGCATCAAGTCTAAAGAATGCTCCATCACTATCGGTAAACTCTGCAAGATATTCCTGCCGATACGCCGGGCTGTCTTCTCCACCATTCCTTTGGATTTCTCTTTCAAGTTCCGCTGGATCTACTAGAGGAGTGCCGTCTTCGAATACAGCATCTTTGTGAGTTAAATGCATGTGAGTATATTCGCTCTCAGGCTGACACGCTCTGTAGAATTCTCCACTTGACAGGCCAGGTGTGCTAATGAGTACCACGGTTCCCTTAACGCTTGTTATAGATGGGTATATTACGTGGAACAATTCTTCTGGTACGAAAGCAGCTTCATCTATCAATATTAAATTAATAGTAAACCCACGAATCGAATCTGGATTTGATCCTGGGAGTGATAAAATTTTAGAGCCATTACTAAATTCTAATTGTGTTTGTGTCGATCTAGTAATAGAACTAGATAGTTGAGATGCGTTTATAAGTCCACTGATAGTCTCAAACATTAATGAACTCTGACGTTGTGATTTTGATATACATACAATTTTACTATTTGGATGTGTTGCCGCATACCAAGCTGCGTATGCTGAAAACACAAATGATTTACCGAAACGTCTAGCCGCTCTAACCGCAATAAATCTATCTTTGCATGCTAAAATTTTTTTCTGACCCTCGTGCAATTGGATACCCAGAATTATCTCGGCAAATAGAACTGGATCATTACGTAAATCTTTTACTTTAATTTCATTTGGTTGCATTGCTGTGCACCTTCCTATGACATATATCACATAATGCTATACCATTCGATATATCCCATAACTCTTTACATTCTCTAGCTTCTTGTAAATTTGTAATATGATTTCTCATAATAATATCTATAAATCTATCAATATGATGGGCATTTAAATTTCCACCAGTGGCATCTCCACATAATTGACATGTATAATTATCTCGAGCGTAAACTGCGTTACGCCACTCAGTATACATTGCTATCTTACGAATTACATCAGGAAGATAAACGTTATCAGATATAGTATGATTCTTAAATCTATTTTTAGCAGCGCATTTTGCTGAACAGCAATCTGCAACATCATTAAGTGCAAAGAATATATCGTTACAGAATTCACACTTCTTAATTGTACCATATCTTCTAGTAGGATATTTATACTTTCCATTTACAAATATAAAGTATCTATCACCATCATAGTAAATAGAAGTCATATCAATAAATGAAAAAAGTACAAAATCTTTTTGCGGAGTATGTACTTTTTTCATTTGTCTTGAGCATTCTTTTGAACAATAGATTCCTTTACCAGCTTTTAATGAGTCTAATCTAGCATAATATTCGATGCCACAATAATTACAATTTCGAAGTATACATCTACGACCATTAATCGTTGTCGATGTAATATTGTCTGGCCCAATCGTCTCCGACAAATACTTCATCTCCTGTTGTTGTTCCATCTGTAATAATAACTGTACCTGATGTAACTTCGTGTGTATAATCCACGCCTGTTGTCTCTGGTACTCCTATAATTGAATGATCTGGGAAGAATGTTTCTCTAAATTCTTCTTCTGTCCATCTGACTGTAAGGTCTTCGTCAGTACCTCTGAATACTAAATCATGGACAAGTTGTCCATCAATATAATACGAACCTGTCTCGCGTGCAAGACCGTCCTCAGGAATAATAACATTATGTGAATTTACATAGTCATCCATCGCAACGAATTCCACGTCTGCTCTCAATGTGAATTGTCTAAATCTATCTCTGGCTGAGTCACGAGTACCCCATGAGCCATATGCAAATGTTTTCTTTCTACCGAAAATCATCTCATCACACATTGGTGCCTCGTCATTGATTGCTATATCTTGAACTGAATTCTCATTAGCAGCCATGATAATAGACCCATTGATTAGGATGATTCTATCTCGGTCTGCAAAGTCAACAAACTCATCTGGAATTCCCTCACGTATAAATCTAAGTATATTGTGGGTATGCATCATCTTAAACCCTTTGACACCTACTATTGTGCCAGGTACCTTCATCGCATGATACAATGCCGCCATCTTTCCTAATGTCGTCTTGCCCGACTGTCTTATATTAGTATATGCAAGTAAGGGGGTTGTCCCTTTAATAAATCCATCAAGCATATGTGCCTGATCGCTTGGAATATCTAATCCAAATGTTCTAGCGAACTTCTGAGTTTCGCTGACTAAGCAATTCTTTACCATTTTAATCCTCCAAATAAATTTCAACGCGAGCTATAGATTTCTGTATATCTGCGTTTGCTGCAATCCAAGCCACATCATAGAGAGGGTTATCTGATTCAGCGGTGACGACATGAAGTGATTGTTTGCCACCATTAAATGTGATAGTATTGTGTTGACAGCATGCCTTATCATGTATCAATTCACCGATACTATCTATTATTATTTTCTGTTCGAAACGGTCAGGGACTACCAGGGCCGTGTTAGCACCTGGGTTCATACCTCTTATTTGATTCAATATATCTATTAGCATCTCAGTCCTCCGGCTCATCATGTGAAGAAGGCAGTGCTATTGTAATTTCGCCATCAGTATCTCCGCTTAGGAGAGCTGCTATGTCATTGACATTGGCGAGATTATCTGTATTCTGTTGAACCATGCGTGCCTGACGTGTGACGTTCAAACTCTTCAACCAGGACAGTAGTTTACTGTCCAGTTTGTCTACAACACTGCCGGCGCTGTTAGGTTCGAACCATGTCTCAATACTCCCGTCAGGGGCGCCTCTACGTCGTTCGACAATTTCGCCGTTCTTGGCCACTAGCTTCTCGGCCCGTTTGAGTCGAAGCATTGCCATAGCAAGTCTGTTTAGAACTATCATGTCGGCGGCGCCGTCAAGTTCATAGCTAGTAGATATATATTCGATTATTTGATCGTACAATTCTTTTTCAAGATAGCAACGACTTTCGCCGTCATCGTCAAAATACATGTTCTGGTAATTGCAACTATCTTTAAACATGTTGCAAGGACAATATAGTATTTGGTTGAATGAGCTGCCGTTTGTTATTGTAGCGCGCAGTCTTGCTGCTCGATGGGCCGGGGACTGTTTAAATCCGCCGCCGTGTCCGGCACAGGTCATATAGCCCGGCACAGCTATCTCTTCGCAGCGCACTGGCTCAATGTCCAGCCCGCCGCATTCATTACATGCAATTAGGGATGCCCCTACTTGATTAGTATATCGAGTTCCGCAGTCTGTGCAAACATATCCACCGCATGCAGCACACTGCCTAGCGGCCTCATCCGTCTTATTATCTTGGTGAAGTATCAATCCTTCGTGTATCCACTCTGGTTGATTACCTATTTCCTCAGCCTCTTCAGCGAACATGGCTTTCGACACCTTCCCTACATTATGGCTTGACGGTTTACGTCGGTCGATATGATTGTCACCACCGCTTCCTCCGTTTGGAAGTGACATAATTTTTTACCTCTGGTATATATATGTGCCGGTATGTCGGACATAGTATATAAAGGTTTCGGAAGTTGAGGCATAAATGTGTGTAGCAACTACGACGGCCTAAATTTTTTCTGTGTAAATAATATTAGATAGAGGGGGGTCATTAAGAAATTTAGGAAGTTTATTTCCCAGGCTAAAATTTTTCGAAAGTAATAATTTTAACTGTGTGTTGTGTAACAGTTACATTCTTACAATTTTATAGGCACGGCAATTATTATAATGTATATTTTATTAAATCAATTTTATTTATTACTGCTAGTAATCTGTATGTAATGTGTATATAACTATCATGCATATTTATATTATCTTTTTAACTATGTATAGCAATAACTATATATACTATTAACACTTTTATAGGGTAACTTCTATAAGATTATAAGTACATGCTTGCATTACTGACATACTACTATACACTAATATTATGTATATTGAAGTATGTCAGTAATGCTATAATACTATATATTTATAGATAGGCACAAATTCCGATCGTATTCCCAACAGATTTAAATACAATAAAAATAAAGGTATAACTATGTGTAATAACGAATATCAGATAGAGCTTAAAACAGCATGGATCGATGAGACAAAAGGTAAATATACAGTTCAATGCAAATGCGGATTATTTGCTGGACATTGTAAAGAACGTGATTCAGTGATTTTGTATTGTGACACCTGCGGATATGAAACGGAAATTAAATTTTTGTCGTACAAAAATGTTAATAATACTAAAAATTTCCGTGCAGTATGGCATAATAAGGAATCGGTAGATAATGTTAATGCATTTGAACAAAAATTTGATATGATCCATTCATCTAAATGTAAACCGAAATTTTCAAATGCCGAGTTAGCAAAGCAGGCATTGGTAGAAATGAAGATTCAAAACGATAAACGTTTAATTTAATATTTTTTTTGAACATATGAGTATTTAAGTTTTGTGGTCGGTCGTTAAGTATATATACTATTAATGCCTTGTAGTATATGCCTACTAAGGCAGCAAACAGAAAAGGAAGTGAATAATTATGAACAATTTAATAATAGATACTGATATTGATGTTAGGCAGGGTGATACGGATGACGATACTTTTATAAGTGTAGATATATATAAAGATGGTAAATATTTTACTACCCAACGTATATATCTTAATGATTTA